CGGTATACCTACATAAAAACATGGTATACCGCCTAAAAAATATATTTCTAAGAAATTACTTCATTTCTTCAACCGCTGCCTGTGCCGCAGATAAATGTTGCTTAAAATAAAGCAGTTAGACGGTTTGTGTAAGTAAACCATGTTTTCTATTGTTTTTTGTTGTTTTATTCATCTTGTTTAGTTTGATTATTGCGTAATGTAGCTGATAATATAAAATCGCTTATTTGGCTGTTTATTTTCGTTCTGACAGCTTCAAATACAAAAGACGACACCTTTATCACAAGAAGATATTTAAAGGCTTAAAACGCCACTTCTGTTGGATTCTGCCATAGAAGTTCTCTTTATTTGTAACAAATCTATCCTAAAGATTTCTATTTGCACTTTTTTTTCCTACCTTTGCTGCATGAAAGAATACTGGTATTTACGTGAGGGAGACTTTCTCCCCGAATCAATAGATTCTATTTGCAAGAGTTGGAAGCGATCTCGTCACTCCGTTGTCGAGTTTCTGTCTAAAAATGCTAACGTCTTCACGTCAAGAGAAGATGCAGAGAAAGCCTCGCACGTCGTGAGGGCAGCTCTCATCTCTCATCAAGCACTTCAAGGACATCTCGCAGAAATTCGTACTGCCGTTGATATTCCTCCCGTCGACGAGGGCTGATGCCTCGGCTTTCCATCTCTGAGTGGTCCAGTGCGCCATTCATTCTTGCAAGCTCAATAGCATAGCGTATAAAACGCGCTGTGTCAATTGAGTGTGTACTGTCAGGAAAAGCTGATAGCCAACTTTCTTTTAGTTCGTCTAATGATTTTTGTTCCATATCGTTCTTGATTTATTCTGTTAAATTTGTCTCAATATGATTAGCCATATAGCGTAACAGACCAATTCTAAACGTGATGGAAGGATGATTGTCTGTTTCTGACGTAGTTATACTGGGAGCATTTTTTTCGATTTCTTCAAGTAAGCGAATATATTTTTCACCACCATAACCCATAGCCTCCAAAAAACGAAAGGCAATAATGTCGGCTTCAATTTCTTGTTCTCTCGAGTATTTGTATCCAAATTTGTTAGTATCTATTAAGGCAGACAAAAATAAATTCTTAATATCTTTATTTACAGCCTTCCAGTCTTGATGTGCACCATTCGCTTCTGCATAACCAGCCGCTGCCACACGAACACCTCCCGCAATTGCACTGTATATTTCATTCCGTTTCTCTCGTTTGGCAATAGTATATGCATGCACATATGCGTGTTGTAGTACATAATGCGCCATTTCATGAGCACAAGCTCCAAGCACTTCTGCAAAATCAACACTATCTCCTAATAGTCCTGTGTATATGTAAATCTCTCCATCTGGGCAGGCAAAAGCGTTCATCTCCTCCTCCCTCACAAGAAAGAGCTTGATGTCTTTAGTTACTTTTGCTGCTCCAAGTTCATTATAGAGAGGCATGAGTAAGCTATCTTTGTTCGTGGCTATAATTTCGAATACCGATGAAAGTTTGGCGTTTGCCTCACGTGCCTCGGAAAGCCCTCGAAATGCTTTCTTTACCGCAGGTGTGCCTTTCCTTACTGCTTCCATGAATTTTGAAAATCTTACATTATTCCGCCAAACTCCATCCCAAAATGTTCCCGCATCTTGTGCAACAAGGCATGATACACCCACATCGTATGTGTGTATCAACTTTTCATAGAGTTTTGTATTGTCTTTTGCATCAACGTATAACGATGTGCAGCAAAGAAAAAATAAAATCAAAAACTTTTTCATTGTAGATATTTATATTCTTTTCATACATCCAAGAACCTCAAACACTCTCAGTATCATAGACTTAAGCCTTTAAACATCTATTTTAACGCTTACTTATTTTTTGTGGCATAAATTCGTGTCTTTGCCAGTCGTATGGATACTGTTCAAAGTCGAATATTCCTACCCTGTAAGTTCTCGTCCATTTGTCAACGACAGCATAAGTATCTCCGCCTGACAATTTGATGTATTGATAACGATTGCCTTCTGCTATCAGATACATAACTCCAATAAACAACAACGCTACAATTATTTTACTCCACTTATACACGCGATTTTCCATAAAGATATAATTTACATACAAAATTACTTCAACGACATACACATCAACACACGATAAACCGCATATACATCAGAAAGTGACACCTCGAAAGGTGGAAACTCTGGATTGATAGATTTACATAACACTTTATCAGCTGTATCAGAAGGGAATAGTCTTTTTATCACCGTACCATTGCAGGTGTCAAGCACATATACACGTCCCCAATCAATGAAAGCCTTTTCGTCAATTCGCTTGATTAGTATCTGTGAACCCGAAGGATATTCAGGTGCCATACTCTCCCCTGACACCGACATCGCATAATCAGCTCCTTTAATGGGAGAGATTATCTTTTCGCAGCTTGACTCTTTAATGGAAACAACAAAATCGTTAAGCGAACCGCCCTGTGCAGAAACAGGAAGCAAAGGAATCAGATGTAAATCTGAACTTGAAGAGAATTGAGAATCCTCAATAGAGTTACAAGAGGTATCAAGCATATCACCCTCGCCTGTCAGAAGCCAAGTTCTATTAAGATCAGTATAGAACTTCAATATATTTTCTATATTCCTATCAGATAAATCTCTGTTTTCTTTACGAGATTTACCTAAGGTGCCAATAGAAAGACCGAGGCTGTTCGTAACCTTATTATCGTTTAACCCCTTGTACTTCATGTATTTATCAAATCTTTCGATTTTCCTTTCCATAGCGCATAATGTTTATAAAAGTTAAAATATAGAAGAAAGTTCTACAAATACTTGTTTTATATTGAAGAAACTTCTATCTTTGCACTGTAATAGTTTAGAAAACTAAACGCTATTATAGCGATATTTAATAGTAATTGTGCAAATATAAACAATAAAAACGATAATGGCAAACAGAAAACCGATTAAATTAAAAAAAGGGTGCAAGAAAAAACTTGCAAAGATTCTCGATGTTAGCGAGCCTACAATCTACAACGCAATGCATTGGAAGTGTGACTCTGACGTACAGAACTTAGTCCGTCAAAAGGCAAAAGAGTTAGGTTTCATCAAACAATTCTAACGTATGCAGTCAATTCAAGTATTCAACAACCCTGCTTTCGGCAACATCCGTGTTGCTGGTACAGAAGCAAATCCGCAATTCTGTCTTACAGATGTATGCAAGGCATTGAAGTTATCAGCAAAGGGTGTTAATCAGCGACTTGGGGATGAGGTAATTTCAAATTACCCCATAACAGACAAACTCGGAAGAGAACAGCAGGCACTATTCGTAAACGAAGATGGCTTATATGATGTTATCCTTGACAGTCGCAAGACAGAAGCAAGACAATTCCGCAAGTGGATAACAAGTGAGGTTCTGCCAACTATTCGCAAGCATGGTGCGTACATGACAGACGATGCACTACAGAAAGCTATTCAGAATCCAGACTTTCTTATTCAGTTAGCAACAGAGCTTAAGAACGAAAAGCAAAAGCGATTAGTAGCTGAAAAGAAAATCCAAGAAACTCGTCCACAGGTTATCTTTGCTGATGCTGTCACGGCAAGTTCCGACTCTATTTTGGTAGGTGAGCTTGCAAAGCTCATCAAGCAGAACGGAGTGGATACAGGACAACGCAGACTATTCAAGTGGCTTCGTGGTAATGGATACTTGTGCAAGAAGACTGGCGAATGCTTCAACGAGCCTACTCAATACTCAATGGAGTTAGGACTGTTTGAAATTAAAAAGACAGTCATTCAGAAGCCAGATGGCTCTGCTATCATTAACAAGACGGTAAAAGTTACTGGCAAAGGACAGGTTTATTTTGTGAATAAGTTTCTAAGCGGAATAGACAATGCCTAATCAATGTAAAAGTTGCACCGATGCTTATAACAGCATCAACGGACGATACTGTAAGTTGTATAAGGCGTATGTTGAGTACGCAAATTTACCAATCTGTATAAATAAGAAATAAGATTATGAACAAATCAATCTACCTAAACTGGCGTTTTCACGTACTATTCCTATTAGGAATGGTTACAATCTTCTTACTATTTTCTGATAGCGAGGACCTGATGATATTCTTTATTAGTAAACTAATAGGCGCAGTCCTTGGTTACATTTCTTTCCAATTATTTAAATATTGGAATAAAAATGAAAAACTCAATGTCATTAGGGAGCTTGTTGAGGAAGATTAAGAAAGTTATTACGTCGTAACGTACGTCATGCGCTCTTTCTGCGCTGTGCATTTGGTTAACAACTGGGTGTATGGATTGTGGAAATAAAGAGTTTTGCTACCTATAGTTTGGTTAATAGCTGGGCGTAGGCGGGCATCAGCAGATAAGACAACGTAAACGAAGTAAACAACACTTAAAAGATAAACTATGATGCAAATAGTATTCTCTGACAAGGTCGTTACCTACGATACATTTATGAATGACCTTGCAGCTCGTATAACATCATTTCTGCAGAATGATAAAAATGAGCCTGAGATGATAAGCCAACGGCAGGCTTATAAAATATTCGGTCGTGGTAATGTTGATAGGTGGCGTAAAAATGGCTTGATTCACCCATGTGTGCGCCCTGGGAAAAGGGAGTACTCTACACGTAGATTGAGAGAACTACAACGAACAGAACAGGACTATTTATAGAACAAATAAATTCAACTATGAGACAAGAAATTGAAAAGTTTAGAAAAGAGACGGGAGTTAACCTCGTCATTAAAGACGGTAAGCCTTTTTATGGTGACTCTCTTTACCTACGTGGCACGGGCATTACAGCACTACCCGATAACCTAACGGTGGGTGGCTCTCTTGACCTTGAAAACTGCACGGGCATTACAGCACTACCCGATAACCTAACGGTGGGTGACTCTCTTTACCTACGTGGCACGGGCATTACAGCACTACCCGATAACCTAACGGTGGGTGGCTATCTTGACCTAAGAGGCACAGGCATTACAGCACTACCCGATAACCTAACGGTGGGTGGCTCTCTTTACCTACGTGGCACGGGCATTACAGCACTACCCGATAACCTAACGGTGGGTGGCTCTCTTGACCTACGTGGCACAGGAATTACAGCGTTACCCGATAACCTAACGGTGGGTGGCTCTCTTGACCTACGTGGCACAGGAATTACAAGAGAGGTCAAAGTTAACAAGAAACTTTCTTCTAAAGCAATAGCTGCTATAAGTAGAGTTTCAAATATGCCTATCTTCTGGGAATGGAATGATAGAAGCTATATTAAGGTTGATGATATGTTTACAGCTGTTGACTCACATCATGGGAATGTATATCGAGTTCACAAACTTAACAGTAGCGAACAACTATATCTTGTCACAGATAGCGAGAATCACTGGGCACACGGTCGTACACTCCAAGAAGCACGTGCTGACCTTATCTTTAAAATCAACGACCGAGACACCTCGGTATACAGGAACATGTCCTTAAATGACACGATTACTTATGAAGAGGCTATTGCTGCATATAGGACAATCACAGGAGCGTGCGCAGCTGGTACAAGAGATTTCATAGAGAATAGACTTCCAAAACCACATAAAGATAAATACACAGTACAGGAAATAATTGCTCTTACGGAAAAAGAGTATGGAGGCAAGAAATTTTCAGAATTCTTTAAGAAATAAATATATGAAACAAATTAAAATTAAGGAAATCACCCTCCGCAACTGGAGGGGAGAAAAAGGCAGAACCACAAGGTTCAACCTTAATGCTCCTACGAGTATCTGCGGAGATAATGGTCTTGGGAAGTCAAGACATTTCGATGCTTTCTGTTGGCTTCTCTTTGGTAAGGACTCTCAAGATAGAAAGGATTTTGAACTCCGCTCATATGACGAGCAGCACAACGTTCTTCATCGTTGTGAGTGCTCTGTAGAGGCTATATTGATTGTTGATAGAGAGGAATTAACTCTCAAACGCGAATACAAAGAACAGTGGGTTAAACCTCGTGGTCAAGTGGAAGAAGTATTCTCTGGCAATGTCACAGAATGCATCTGGAATGGTGTGCCTATTAAGGTAAGTGAATTTAAAACACGTGTATCTGAGAACATCATTGACGAAACAGTATTCAAGATGATTACTAATCCTCGTTATTTCACTGAGAAGATGAAATGGCAGCATCAGCGTGAACAGTTGTTGCAGATAGCTGGTGTAAAGTCAGACGAGGAAATTGCATCTAACAACGAAGACTTCAAGAAACTACTTGATGAGCTCAATGGAAAGAGCTTGTCAGACTTCCGCAAAGAAATATCGTCTACAAAAAAACGCTTGAAGACGGAGTTATCAGAAATCCAACCTCGTATCGACCAGACACAAAAGATGATGCCAGAAACCGAGGATTGGAATGCTTTACAATCAGAGATTGATAAGGCAGAAAAAGATATTGCTACACTCACGGAACAGGTTACAAGTATCGAGAAGCGAAACGAGGCTAAACTGGAGAAAGACAAACAGACAGCAAAAGATATTCACGACTTGGAGATGCAGCGTATAAAGCTGGAGCAAGACGAGCTTAGCCGTATGCGAAACGAGGCTGACACTGCAAATGAAGAGCGTAGACAGATAGAACGAAAGATTAAGGAGGCTCACGAACGTCTAACACAAGTTTCTATTGACCGCAAACAGGCAGAAACACGTCGTACGCATCTTAAACAGCAGGTGACTGACATAGAAGTTAAATTAAACAGCCTACGTGAGAAGTGGAGAACAATTAATGCTTCAGAATATAATAGTTCAGATATTTGTTCTTGTTGCGGTCAGCGTCTTCCTGAAAATAAGATTACGGAGGCTCACAATATCTTTGCTCAAAACAAGGCTGAGCAACTCCGTGCAAACAACAACGAAGGTAAGTCGCTTGTCGCACAACGTGATCTATTAACAGAAGAGTTGTCTACTATTGAAGCTGATGAAAAGTTTGCTGAAACTGTTAAGGGGATAGAACAGAACATATCAGAGCTATATCAACAGCTTGACACCCACCCTCTTGTACAGGCTCCTACGTCATTAGAAGTCCCAACAAACGAAATGAAAGACCTTGATTTAAAGGTAAAAGAGTTGAGAGAACTTTTGAATAAAGCCGAAGTAGGAGAAAACCCTGTCGTTCAAATAGAGAAAGAACGAGATGCTTTATACGATTCTCTTACGAATCTTAAAACACGTATGAGTCATCGGTCTACCATCGATAAGGCAATGGGTGAAATTGCGGCTCTTGAAAACAGAGGACGTGAATTAGCACAGCAGATTGCAGAACTTGAGAAGCGAGAGTACACAGCTGTTAGTTTCATTAAGAAGAGAATAGAAGACTGCGAACAGCGCATTAATGCCATGTTTAAGTCTGTCAGATTTCAGTTGTTTGATTATACGCAAGAAGGAAACGAGTTTGAAGTTTGCATTCCAATTGTAAATGGAACTCCGTACGGTGTAACTAATACAGCAGGACAAGTAAACGCAGGTCTTGATATAATCAACACCTTATGCCAGTTCTACAATATTTATGCGCCTGTATTTATCGATGGTGCAGAGAGCGTAAATCACTACATGAGCATTCAATCTCAAATGATATTATTACAGGTAACACAAGATAAACGATTAGTAATCAAATAAAAAAATAAAGTTATGAGTGAAATTCAGAACGTAGCTGCAACGCAGCAAGTAGCACCTGCACAGCAGGTAAGTATCGTTGACAAAATGGTTGCAACAATCAAGGGTATTGACGGCAACGATGTAAAAATCAACAAGCGTATCCTTATGGATACTATATGCAAGGGCATGAAAGTATCCGATAGCGATATGGCGCAATTCATTACGCTTTGCCAAGTTAATCAACTTAACCCTTTCTTACGTGAAGCTTACCTCGTCAAGTATGGTGATGCTCCTTCACAGATGATTGTATCAAAGGAGGCATTTATGAAACGTGCCGATCGCTGTGCTGACTTTGAAGGAATAGAATCTGGTGTAATCGTTGTAAACCAAGAGGGTGTAGTGCAGAACCTCGTTGGAACTTTCTTTCCACAGGGCTTAACACTTGTCGGAGGCTGGTGCGATGTTTACCGTAAGAACCGTCGTCCATATAGACAAACAGTATCTCTGCAGGAGTATGATAAAAAACAATCAACATGGAAGCAGATGCCTGCAACAATGATTCGTAAGGTTGCAGAGGTGCAAGCTTTGAGAGAAGCTTTCCCTAACACGCTCTCTGGGATGTATGTTTCTGACGAAATGCAGGAAGCTGATGCTGTAGAGATTGTAGAGCACGAAAAAGCAACCCTTGCCAACAAAGAATCAATTGCTTTCGAAGAGCCAGAGCCAAAAGTTGATAAAGACACTGGCGAAATAACTTCCGCATCTTCTCTTCCCTCTGAACAAGTTCCTGCCTACTAAGTTATGAAACTGCACATCTTAGGTTCATCTTCCAAAGGTAACTGCTACCTCCTCCAGTCTGAAAAGACTGGGGAGGTGCTAATACTTGAAGCTGGTATTAATCTACAGGAGGTAAAGAAAGCATTAAACTTTAATTTATCTTCTATTGTTGGGTGTTGCATCACTCATGAACACGGAGATCACGCAAAGTATGTTTTGCAATTTCTCGAAGCAAGAATACCTGTAAGGATGTCAGAAGGAACGATGCACAAAACTGTCCCTGGTGATTATGCAGGATTCTTACCATTGAAGTGTGAGTCTGGCTCTCGATTCAGATTAGGCGGATTTGATATTATACCTTTCGATGTACAACATGATGCAGAAGAACCTTTGGGTTATCTTATCAGGCACGAGGAATGTGGGGTTGCCTTGTTTGCAACAGATACATATTATCTTAAATACAAGTTCTCTGGTCTAAACAATGTACTGATAGAATGCAACTATAGTTTGGAGATTCTTGACCATAACACAGATGCAGGATATATCTCCCCAGTACGTCGTGAACGTACCATTAAATCACACATGAGTTATAACACGTGTTTAGAGACTTTGCAAGCTAACGGTCTATCACAAGTGAATAACATTATTCTTATTCATCTCTCCGACGCTAATAGCAATGAGTCTGAATTTGTGACAGGGATAAAGGCTGCAACTGGTAAGAACGTAATTGCTGCACATCAAGGAATGGAAATAGAATTTAATAAAACACCATATTAATAATAAAACAATGACAAAGAACGAAATCATTTCAGAGGTTGCTTCTACAACTAACCTCACACGCTCACAAGCTATAAAAGCTTATGATGCAATTTTCAAGTCTATTCAGAAGTCACTCATTAAGGGTGAGAGTGTTTCACTTCGTGGCTTTGCAACCATTAAGGTGGTTAAAACAAAGGAAAGGATATCTTACCTACATGGTAAGCAGGTTCCTATTCCAGCTTGTACCACTGCAAGGCTTAAGCTCAGCATGGAACTTAAGAAACAAATGAATCAATAGTTTTAAGACAAATAACTAAGGTATGAGGAACAGAACAAGCATTTGGTTTGAAACAAGAATCAGATATGATAAGACCATGGAAGATGGTCGGAATAAAAAAGTTACAGAACAGTACGTGGTAGAGGCTTTAAGTTTCTCTGAGGCTGAGAAGCGTATTACGGAAGAAATGTCACACTACGTAAGTGGTGAGTTTGGGGTAAAGGCTATCAAGCTTGCTGCCTATAGTGAGACTTTCTTCAGTGATATCGATACTGACGATAAGTGGTTTAAGGCAAAACTTGCTTTCATCACATTAGATGAAAAGACTGATAAGGAAAAACGTACCCCTGTAACTTATCTTGTTCAGGCTGCAAGTCTTGATAAGGCACGCGCCTATGTTAAGGAAGTCATGGAGAAGACGTTGATTGATTATGATGTAATCTCTATTTCAGAGACACATTTCATTGATGTTTTTGAACATAACAACCAGTAGTTCTATGACACTTGAAGAATTAGTAGCTATGCAAGTAACTACAAAACGCAAGCGTCCTTCTGATGAGGAACACCGCATACAATGTTCTTGTGTGCGGTGGTTCAATCTCAAATATCGAAATTTAAAAGGTAGGCTATTTGCAGTACCAAATGGTGGAAAGCGTGATGCACGCACTGCTGCAAAGTTAAAAGAAGAAGGCGTTGTCGCTGGAGTTGCAGATTTAATACTCCTTGCTCCTAATCGTTTCTATGGTGCATTACTTATTGAAATGAAGACTTCTTCAGGAAGACAAAGTACTTCACAAAAAGAATGGGAACGAATCCTAACGGATAAAGGAGAATATAAATACGTAGTTTGTCACTCTCTTGACGACTTTATTAATGAAGTCGATAACTACTTAAAGTATTATTTATAATATGGGTCGTGCTATAAAACAAGGTCTTGAATATTTCCCTTTCGATATTGATTTCTTTCAAGACATCAAGATTAGAAAGTTAATCCGCTATCAAGGTGGTAAGGCTATAACGGTATACACTCTTCTACTCTGTATCATCTACCGTGATGGGTATTACACAAAGTGGGATGAAGAGTTGCCATTTGTTATCTCAGAGTTGTCTAATTACGATGAACAGTATATACAAGAGGTTATTAATTGCTGTCTAACAGTTGGACTATTCAATAAAAATCTTTTTGAAACTAATAGTATTCTTACCTCCAAAGGTATTCAAGAAAGGTATGTGAATATTAATAGAACTTGTAAGCGTGGTGCCAGTGTCAGTGAGTTTAGTTGCCTTGAGAAAGATACAGAAGAAGTAACAACTCATATAAACAAAGTAAACATCATTAATAAGGAGCCTGCACCAGAAGCACTCACTCTGGATGATGAGATAAACGAATTAAAGTCTGCTGAGGTTTGGATTGATAGTCTACAAGCATTGCATCACATGATAGCTGAAGAAATAAGAGCAAAGCTTGATGAATTCAAATTACAATGTATCGCTGATGGGAAAATGAGACATGAAGACCTCTCTGACGCCAAAAGACATTTTAATAACTGGTTAAGAATAGTAAGCAATGATAAAGATAGAACCAACAGTAAAGCTGGACGTAGAGGAAATATACTCAAAGTTGATACAAAGAAAACGTATTCCGAAACGTTTTAGACTACCTTACACAGCTAAACAAGTTTATACAATGTTATATGCATCATGTAGAGCCGAGGTTACTGCACGTATGAGGACATTCAATGCAACTGCTGAATACAAACAGCATATATGGGATATCGCACGCTGGTTGGTTTCAAACGATAGCAAGTTTGGCTTATTCTTGTCTGGCAACAAAGGTAATGGGAAAACAACCATGATGTATGCACTTAAAACTTTATATGCTTATGTTCACTCTGATAGTACATATACACCTGAAAGCAAAATGCACGAACTCCCCTACACAGGCTTTAGAATCATCACCGCAAAAGAGTTAGTGCTACTTGCAAAGGCATATAATAACCCGACAAAGGAAAATAGTCAAGCTGTGGGAGAATACAAGTTCTTACGAAATGTGGAAGTCCTATGTATTGATGACCTTGGGGCAGAACCACGTGAGAGTATGAACTACGGAGATATCATCACTGCTGTTACAGATATCATGATGTATCGATATCAAGAGCAGTTCTGCACTATCTCAACATCAAACCTCTCAGCTAATGAAATCTCAGATTATTATGATGAACGCTTTGCAGATAGATTAAGAGAAATGGCACATATTATAAACTTTGGAAACGAAAAATCATTTAGAAACTAAAAACTTATGAACAACGAAATTAAAAATGATTACGCCTATTGTTTTGGTGTTGCTTGTAAACTTCGTAACCAGTGTAAGAGATACTTGCCAGATCCTCCCGATGCTCCGCTGTGGTGGGTGCCTGTTGAGTATCAAGAGGAAACTGGGAGGTGTCCTCACTTCGAGGAGAATTATAAAGATTAACTAAACCAAATCAATATGGAAAAGAAAATTATCGCCTACAAAGGCTTTGACAAGAATTTAAAATGCCGTGACTTTCAGTATGAAGTCGGTAAGGAGTACAAAATGGACGGAGATATTAAGTGCTGTGAAAGAGGATTTCACGCTTGCGAATCTCCATTAGAGGTGTTTGACCACTACGATATGCTTAACTCTCGTTTTGCAGAGGTAGAGCAGTCTGGAGAAATTGATAAGGAAGAAGATACAACGAAAGTTTGTTCTTCTAAGATAAAGATTAAAGCAGAACTTAATCTTGCAGATATAGTGAACCTTGGAGTTGAATGGATAAAAGATGTCACTTCGCCATCTAAGCTAAAGAAAGAGACTGACTTAAATGATAACGGTAACAATTCTGCTCAGATTGGTTCAAGTGGTTACTCTGCTCAGATTGGTTCAAGTGGTGACTCTGCTAAGATTGGTTCAAGCGGTGACTCTGCTAAGATTGGCTCAAGTGGTGACTATGCTAAGATTGGCTCAAGTGGTTACTCTGCTCAGATTGGTTCAAGTGGTTACTCTGCTCAGATTGGTTCAAGTGGTGACTCTGCTCAGATTGGTTCAAGTGGTGACTATGCTCAGATTGGTTCAAGTGGTTACTCTGCTCAGATTGGTTCAAGTGGTGACTCTGCTCAGATTGGTTCAAGTGGTTACTCTGCTAAGATTGGTTCAAGCGGTGACTCTGCTAAGATTGGTTCAAGTGGTGACTCTGCTAAGATTGGTTCAAGCGGTGACTCTGCTAAGATTGAGAGTACAGGTAAACACTCTGTTGTTATGGCTGCTGGTAACAATTCTATTGCCAAAGCTAAGATAGGAAGTTGGATAACACTTTCAGAATGGGATTGCATCAATGGAGTCTGGATTCCTATCTGTGTAAAGACCGAACAAGTAGATGGTGAGCGTATCAAGGCTGATACATTCTATAAACTGGTAAATGGCGAATTTAAGGAAGTTGAGGAATAGAATGAAAGAAAAGAAAGGTTTATCTCTTGTGTACGCATTGAAAGAGTATGCCAGAGTAAATGGGAAAGGTGGTCCTATCATTGAAGGTAAGAGGTGCTTCACCTTTGACGACATCAAAGCTGCTTTCAATGCAGGGTGTGAGAGCGTGGTGGACAGCTTTCCTGAATTAGAGTGGAAAGGGTATGCGCCTTTCATACATGCAGCTACTCCTATTGGTAGATATAACATTGACAATTTCGGAATATGGTTATTACGCTTTAACGGAAAGGAAATTCCACTCTCTACTGGTAGCTCTTTAGAAGAAGCCAAGCTGGCAGCCAACGAGGACTATAAGAAACGAATTAAACAAGCATTGGGGTTATGACAATATTAGAATTACAAAAGAAACTACAAGAAATGTACGAAAAGTACGGAGATGTTGATGTGGTTGTTGAAGATACAGATTGGACTGGTGTTGAAAAATATCATTACGGAATATTTAAGGTAGAAGAAGCAAAGAACAACGGAAGCGTAGCAGTTGCGCTAAAAAACAGTTAAAGTTATGAACAGAGAAAAAGAAATTATACAAGCTGCGAAAGAATATACTAAAAAATTATGATTGTTTCGATGGCGACATTGATGATATTGAAATCGGATTTATGGATGGCGCTGAGTGGGCAGATAAGCATCCTGCGAACCCTTGGCACTCTGCTAAAGATGGTGATTTACCACCATTTAATAAGGTTTGTCTATTTAATTGTAATGGAACTACATATATAGGCTTCGTTCGTGGTGATGAAAGTCTGTATTTGGAAAATAATTTAGGCCTTTCTTTAAGTATTAATGATATTAACTATTGGATGAAGATACCAGAGTTACCAACAGAGTAAAAGGAAGAATTATGAACGGAATAACGATAAACGATAAGCAATACATCTTCATTGAAACAAGCGAGGAAGTCGATTGCGACAAGTGCGACTTGAACAAGGAGGATATGTGTAAATCAAGCCTTATCTGCAAGCATTTCCACTGCTTATTACACGGATATGAAGATGAGGTAGGAGTGTTTAAGGAACTAAAAGAAGAAAAGTAATATGAATGGTAAGATTACGCCTGTCTGTATGGCAGAAGAGTGTTGGGCAAATAGTCAGTTGTCTGTTGTCAGACATTTTGGTGAGATAAATTTCAATGGACATCATTATATCATCGTAAACAAAGAGGGAATCAGTGTCCTTGAATTGTCTGACCCCAAAAGCAAGCATTATGCAAAGAATGGTATGGCTATCCCAGCAGGCGAGCCGTGCGACTTGATACTTGCCGACTTTCAGCCCTATTACCGTTCCTTGGGTCGTGATGCCTTTCTTGAGGTCTTGAAAGAGAAACCTTCTGTGGACCTAAAGGTCTTAAAGCGTATCTATAAAGAAAAGATTCGTAAATAAACTATGCGAGCAACAGAATGAAACTATAAGCAAGCTGCCCTTGCAGTCTTACTAACCTTAAAGAGGGAGTATGATGCTTGTGCTACGCTTGAGGATGTGATAAGTGAAATTGAAACAGAACTATTAGGTTAGGAATTAACAATGGAGAAAAAAGAACTTGAAAAACTGAATACTTTGTATGTTGAGTATCTAAATACTATGGATGTCTTATGTGAGCGTATGGGAAGGAAGTATCTATATATGGATAACTTCTCTATACTTCGCTTTGGGAAAGCCAATATGGTAGAAATATCTGAACTACTCTTGTTTAATATGTTACGACAAGAAAGTGTGTTTGAGTTGTTTCGCAAATGTGTTGAGTCTGCTACAAAGGTAAGGAAAGAGAACCCTGATTGGCTTCAGGAACTGATAGAGAAGGACAATGAAGTTCAGACACAATATGTTGTAGATAGTTTGTTGAAATCTAACGGGATGAAACGAGAAGGGCAGTAAGTCTTATTAGGTTGCTATAATAAGTCTTAAAAAAAGTGTTACCGACTGGAAGGAAACAATCGTTTTCTATCAAATTTGGTCAACACCCTAAAAGAAACGTAAAAAGAGAAAGTAGCATGGATATTCGTAAGATTAATATCGGTGATAAAGTCTGCAATAAAGAAGACGGATTCCCTATGACAGTCGTGGGGCTTTACTCTACTCTTGCAGACTTGAATAACGGAACAGTTTCCCTTGATTTCGATGGGAACGAGGGCGATATGTGGGAGGAAGAAGCAAAAGATTTGCAACCCTACCACAAAGTTTAATTATAAATAAAAATAAGATTATGCAAACAACAGTATTAAAAGAAGTGATTGCGTTCCTATTTGGGCGCAAGTATTATGCTAACATAGTAGCAACAAAAGGAACAGACAAAACAGAAATTTGTTCGTACATATTCACCAGCAAAGAAGAAGCAGATAAACATCGTGACGGATTAGAGACGACACGGTCTTTCATCTTTATTGAAACAATATCGTTCCGCTCCCGCAAAGAGTATTAAAAGATAAACCGCACATAACCTTTACGTGTAATATATTTGCAAAATGATGAATATTCTCAAAAAGATACAGAACTGGTATTGGTCGCTTAGGTTATATGTAATCTTAGACCCTGCAGACAATTCTGTAACACTATCTAAGAAGCTTTTCAGCCATATCCGTAAGTATTCGGATACGGCTGATAAAGCCGTTGTATTCGTATTTCGTGTGTCTGACAGTGGATTGTTTGCTTTTATGCTTAATCCAAATATTGAGAAGCCTACACAGATTTGTGATATACAATACAACGAGAAGTACAAGTGTATAGGTTTCGAAACACTCAATCCGTCTGTTGGACGTATCCTTTATGATTACAACTTACCTGCTGAAAGCAAATGCAAGTTGTCGGTCTCAGTAAAAGAAACTAACAACAAACTATATTATCAGATTGAAAAGCCGTCTAAACATGAATAAAGAGATAAAGTATAACGGACTATCGACCGTCCCACCTGACAATACTTGTCAAGATGGAGACTCTGCAATGCTGTTGAACCTCGTTCCAGAAGATGGTGCGTTAAAACCTGTGTCGGCTCCTAAATTATTACTCCAGCTTGGAGAGAATAAAAAAGTTATCTACATTCATAAAACGATATCCTTTTCTAATTATATTATACAGGATATCAAAACATTTGAATTATATGTTCTAAATGCTAATGAGAAACTTTTTGAAAGGGCAGTTTCTCTTGGTGCTTATCGTTCGCTTTCTCATGTGAACGCCATTGGAAACACCTTACTACTCTTTACAGAAGAGTATATTATCTATTTCCTATGGAAGCAGGGACAATATGTTATGCTTGGAAATCATGTGCCAAATCTACAACTATCTTTCGGTTTAAGAGGTAAACCTCGCGTATACTCTCTCTCTGATGAGAGTCACTCTACCTTTAATGTGAACTTTGAAAGGATAGATGAAAGTAGATTATATGAAGTGTGGACAGAAGATAATCAGAAAAAAATTACTTCACAGATTATGGCGAAGGTAAACAAGTTTCTTGCTGATCAGACCATCAAGGAAGGACGATTTGCCCTACCCTTCTTTGTTCGTTATGCCTTAAGATTATATGACGGCTCTTTAGTGTGTCATTCTGCGCCAATACTTATGAATCCATCCACAAAGACTGCTCCAGTTGTCTTCTGGAATAGAGTAAGTGGCAAAGAAGGATATACAGAGGCTGAATGTGACATCATGCTTGTTTCGGCAGGGATAGATTATCAGCTTCTACCAGACGGAGAAAACTCACATCTTCGAATGAATGATTGGAAAGACATTATCAAGTCTGTTGATGTATTTATATCTAAGCCAATATATACCTACGACCAAAGTGGTAACTGCAAATCTTTTGCAGACACGGATAATCTTGATACTAAATTTATTGGCGCACTGGATATCTCAAGATTTTCAGATGAAATGACCATAGAAAGAGCAGGTCTCATAAACGTACCTGTCAGAAAAAGAGCAGAAGACACAGCATTATTGCCTATCTCTGTTAATGGAACAGACCTAACAAGTGGTACGCCTGGAGGACGTGAGAATCCTTTGGGTAAATATTATGTCGAGTGGAAATACAGCAAGCTTTATACGCTTTTCTTCTCTAAGGATTCAACATATCCAAAAACAACTATTAGTCTACCAGAGCATACGGATGATAAGAATAGAGAGATGCTGGAGAATGTACAGAATTTCTATTTTCTTAAATCTATCAGTATTAACGAACTCTCTACAAGTGAACGCAAAGATATTGTTGTTAACAAAGAGTATCTTCAGTCGCTGACTACAAGAGAAACAATGACAGACGATTACTTGTCACATGACCGAATTACAGCAAAATACTCACAGACATATAATGGACGTATAAACCTGTCTGGTATACGTCGTGAGTTGTTTCAGGGGTTTATGGCTGGTTCCATGTTCTCATATGCTAATAATAGTGAAGCAAGTTGGGAATTGAAAAAAGATGGTAAAGTCCTTTTGGACTTTGGTTCATTAGATTATCGTGACATATCTATACAGACTATGATAGAGGAAGGTGGTGAGAGATATATTGTGAATAGCTATGTTAGCTCACACCTCGCTCCTTTTGTGTCAAGTATGTACACTAATGGTGACTTTGCTCCAACTTCATGGGGTTGTTACGTCTTTTATCCTAATACTCATGCGACAATGATGCGTATACACGCAGGTATTGATACGTACGAAGTGAAGCTTAAACCACACGACTTCCTTAATGGTGCGTATGGTGTCATCGATTACGAACTTATAAGAAAGCAAAACACAACACATACCGAACCTCCGGCAAAGCTTGAGAACATTATAGACGTTCCTAACAAGATATATACCTCTGAAATAAATAATCCTTTCTTCTTCCCTGTTACTGGGATTAACACAATAGGTACAGGTAGGATATTGGGAATTGCTACAGCTGCAAAAGCTCTTAGTGAAGGACAGTTTGGGCAGTTCCCTCTCTATGCCTTCACAGATGAGGGCGTATGGGCATTGGAGGTAAACTCTACTGGGGGCTATTCTGCCAAACAACCTATCACACGTGACGTGTGTCTATCATCGAAAAGTATCACGCAAATTGATTCTGCTGTTCTATTTACAACTGATAGAGGTATTATGCTCTTGCAAGGTTCACAAGCAATGTGTATCTCTGACGTTCTCAATGGAGAGAACGCTGTACCAATAACTGTGTTACCTAAGATTGATAAAATCTTAGAACATGCAGACTTGTCGAAAGGTACTCTAAGGATATTACCTTTTATGGATTTTGTTCGTGATTGTCGAATGATATATGACTATGAGCATCAACGAATCATCGCTTACAACACCAGCAAAGAGTATAATTGCAATTATGCTTATATATTCTCACTAAAGTCAAAACAGTGGGGAATGATGCAATCCAATATTGCAGATAATGTAAACTCCTACCCTGATGCACTTGCTGTACTTAATGATGGCAGCCTTGTTAATTTCTCTGATGAAACCGACGAGGTTTATAAAAGTATTGTTGTGTCACGCCCAATAAAACTTGATGCTTATGACATTCATAAGTCTGTTGATACCATCATACAGCGTGGCGTGTTTAAGAAAGGACATGTGAAGTCTATTCTCTATGCTTCTAACGATTTGTATAACTGGGTTCCAGTATGGTCATCTATAGACCATTACTTACGTGGATTTAGGGGAACACCTTATAAATACATTCGTATAGTGCTACTTGCTAATCTTTCAAATAATGAAGGAATTACTGGTTGCTCGGTGCAATTCACACCGCGATTAACCAACCAGCCGAGATAGTTTAGGTTTTTAGTTTATAGGTTAAGATTGATTTTAACGAAAAGGGCAGTTCTACGTGATGTAGCGCTACCCTTGTTTATTACCATGGTTTTAACTTCCTCCTTACCTTACCCATTCTCGACATAAGAGAAGTGCGTATCTTTATTTTTGTATCTCTTAATTTACTTTCCCAACGCTCTGCACTTTGTGGAAATGTTATGCTCAACCAATCTGACAGGACACTACACACAAGAAACTCATGTATGTACTCTTCCAACATCTTAACAGTAGTCATTGAAAAGTTGTAAGGAAGTATAAGTTTAATAGTGTATGTATCTGGCTCTTTCAAGACATCATCAAGCACTTCTTCTGTGTCGGGTAATTCTTCTTTTGCGTATGGGTATAGTAATTCCACGCATTCTGCATAAGCTAAGTTAAGAATGCGGGTAACACGATCTATATTGCCGTCTTGAACTATGTCAAACACTTGATGTTTGGCGTGTTCTGTATCTTGTGGCATAATATCAGCCTCAACAAAAGAATAGTTACTGGCATCATATAGCAGTTCCTTGCGTTTGAAAGTCAGCGTTACAACTTTTTTTTGCTGTTCTGATTCATACTGTTTACAACAATTCATAAGCGTCTTTACTTAATAGGTTGGGCGTGTTGGACGACTACGCTTATATAGCGCACGCTTTACATTCTCAAGGCTAACTGTTGAATGCCCTGCATACACCTCTGCGTCTTCTTTGTTAGTAATAGCAAACCAATCTGCAAGTGTCATATCAACCAAATAAGAGTGTATGCCATTACCAAGGCTATCTGCAGAAGCGTTATTGTAATTTGAAGGTAACTTAAAAGCCAAAGTCAATTGTCCATTATTATCAATCTCACTAATCATACGATTATTACTCGTACTTCTATCTTCGTAGAGATATTCCCCTAAAAGACTCTTGAGAGAAGAAAAAGCATTCGCAAGGGAACGTCGTATCTGATAACTGTTCTCATCATCATCACTTGCTTGCATATTAGATGCTGCCTGATATGGTTTCTTCCCTTCTGCTTCTCTTGCTTGTCCTGTCAGATAAGCTTTGTTTTGAACATCATATATAAGCTCTCTAACTTCTTCTGTAACCGTTAGGTCTTTCTTGTTTTCTGCCATATAGTTTATTTTTAATGTAATTAATCGTATGTTGGACGTACTGGTTTCTTCTTGTAATAAGCTTTACGCATAACATCTTCCATATCTGTAGCCGCTGATGTTGCATAACCTTCTGCTTCATTCTTATTTGTGAATATATACCACTTACTTGTTATATTCATAACAAAGAAGCTGAACAAACTACGCTGCATACTTTCCTTAAGGTTGTCATCAAAGGAATTGGAAACCTCGAGTTCTAATATGTATTCATCATCCCCTTCACGCTCAGAGCTTAATAGTTTTTTTAGACTGCCTGCAATCATATTCTTACTCTCATTCCAAAAGCGTTCGAGCATCGTCTTATCCTCATCTGTTGTAAAGATGCGATCGTATGCATTTTCGTCTGTATCCATCTTTGCACCTGTGTATGAGGTGGTCTTTGCAACTTCTTGATAAACTTCGTTTATGCTAACTTTAAAAACAACCGTCTTCATACTTCTACCATCTGAATATGTTATAATTAACTCCTATTCCTATATAAGGACGCAACTCTTTACCAGTACACCCGTAACCAATCTGTAAGCCTATCCCCCAATGTTTTGGTTTCTCCCGTATATAATGATTGATAACTTGAGTCTTCTGATAAACAAATATACTGTCAAGTTGAGGCTCATATCCACTTACCCACGCCTTATAGGTACTATCTTCGTACACCTTCTGAGTAATAGGAATAACAACCGCTGCACTGTCACCTCCTACTTGTTCTACAGATTGAGACACAAAACTATCCTTGTCACAATATTCTTTAGAAACTTTGTTTACAATAGGCAATATGACCGTTCTGTACCTTACGATAAGACTATCCTTGGGAATAGGTTTATAATAAGGTGTTGTGTCGTTATAGATAACCGTGTCCCTTACCACATCGTAAGTGGGAGTAGATGATTTTATAGGCTTATAGATTAGCGCGTAGCAAAGAATAACTATTGCGCTAATCACAAGTATTATTGTAAAAATATTCCTATTCTTCATACCTACAAATTTGAATACTCTTCTTTCGCATTAAAACACGGACAAACTTTCATCCACTCGTTAGGCGTTATCTTGCCGTCCTTATTCAAGTCTGGTGAGAAGTCCCTATGTCCTTGAATCACGGCTGTGGGGTACTTCTTATGTAGCATCTTCAGTAGGGAACGCAGACTTGCTTTCTGTGCGTCTGTGCGGTTATCAGTGGGTTTGCCATTGGTATCAATGCCACCAATATAAGCAACATTGATAGAAACTGTGTTGAAGCCCTTAACTCCATTGCTTACTTTGTCTTCATCAAGAAGCTGTGTAATCTTGCCATCTGGGCTAACTACATAGTGATAACCAGGATTAACCCACCCCTTGCGTTTGAACTCCTGCTTTAATCCCTCAATCGTCATAGACTGGTGGCTTGCGGTGCAGTGAACCGCAATGTATTTTATATTTCTCATATTACTTCTCCCTTGTTAATTTTGCTACAGCTGCCATACCTGCTGCTGCCCCTACAAGATATGGATAAATCTTTATCCACCATTCTGGAGGTGTTGCCGCTGCAGCTGTCATAGCGGTATGAATAGCAACAGCAACAATACTGACACCTGAACCCAATACAACAATATTCTTAAAGAACTTCGGTGTTGTCGCTCTCCACCTGCTTATAATGCTTTTAAATGACGCTCTCATTATTCGCCTCCTTTCTGTGTTATATGACTATCCATATTAGGTCGGTCTGCCTTGATGTCATTAAGGTGCGATACCTTAATGTTTATCTCACCAAGCATCGACTTTATTTCTTTCATATCCTCTTGAGAGCCTACGAACAATTGGTGGTCGTTCATAACTTGCACCTCGAGTATTGATATGCGTTGATTAAGCTGCACCCATGAGCCTGCAACAGCTACAATGATTGACCCAATAACACCTATCATTGCGTTTCTTATACCTTTATCCATTGCCATATCATAGAAGTCTTACTAACGTTCTTACTCCGAAGCCTATTGCCACACCTCCGACTGTCAGCCCCCAGTCGATGATGTCTGCCTTTCCGCCCCACATTCTATCTTTAAGTTCAAGTGCGGTTGCTACTCCTATACCAGCATACGCTGCGCAATACAAGCTATTAGCACCAGCACCGATAAGTACACCACCTATAAGGTGTTTGTACCTGTTACTTTCTTTAAGCCATTTAATTACTTTCTTCATCTTGTTTTTACAATAAATTTCTACAAAAATAATATAGGAAAAACGATTGAAAGGTTTATGTTTGTAATTACGATAGTAAAGATAAGATGAGGCTGCCTACTAAAGTAATGTAACATATCCCTTCTGCAATAAATGTAGCATTCTCTTTCCAGCTCTTACGAATGAATACAAGTGGGAATAACACCCACAATATGAGTAACCATGGTATAAGCAAAGCTACAACAATCTGACTTGCTAATCCAAAGAGATAACCGCCTACATAATGTAGCACTTTGTTCTCTGTCCTGTAACAAGGCGAAGCAGCTACCATCAACAAACCTACACTCATCATTCCTGCAATATAAGCATGCTTAGGCGGTAAGGCATGAAGAGAAGAGAATAACAAGATTGCTGCCGTCATTGTTGCCCACAACGAAAAGCGAACATCATCTACATAATAGCTGAAACTACTCACACTATCTGGCAACTCCTTTGCTTTCTTTGCTGCTACTATTGCCATTGCAACTGAAAGCACTACCGATAAAATGATTAAGTAAACCATGCCTGCATATCCTTTTTATAAATCATATCCTTTTCTGCCCACCCCTCTGCAAGCATTTTACTTACAAATGAAACTGCTAATAAATAAAATTCCCTCAGCTCCTCCTTTGTATTAAACTGACGATACTTAGGGGCGTCTTCCTGTCCGAACTTAAACGTTACAGGCAGATTGCTTCCATCTGTAAGCATACACAAGTCGAAAGCTGCTTTGTAGTTAAACTGATTTTCTGCAGATAGATATACAAGGCTTCCTTCGTAGGTAAATCCTGTGAGTATCTTCGCATCGGTCAGTTTGTTGATATGCTCCACAATATCTTCTTTAAGCTCTGACTCTATAGGTTTATATCCATAATCCTTACGCCAGCAGTAACCACTTTCATCGCTTTCATTGTCCTTATGAAAACCATAGAACAACACATAATGGTCATCGGATAGCCGTAATAAACTGTCATTGTGTTCTTTCGCTCCGTATACTTTGAAAAAATCTGTATTCATATTGCTAAGAAAAGAATTCCATCCTCAACAAAGGCGTTAAAATTAAAATCAGTTCTTCCATAGTTACATTAATCTATTTTCTGAACACTTACTGAATAAATGAATAGCGGCACTACATCATCGCTAATATTTGTCAGTTCTATCTTTATGGATTCGTCCGTCGTCTCGGTATCATATTCTATATAATCAGTGTACCACCCTTGATGAATCAACCTTTCAGAATAAGCAGCATTGTTAATCAAAACACCCATTAACGAAGTGTCATTGTCGTACGCCTCGATTACTGGTGCCGATGCAACATATCCGCTGTTCTGAACATCTGCATTACTATCGAATCTTTTTGTAGCTATTGGCAAAAACCTTTGGGCAACAATACGAATAGCCACTCGTCTTGTACCTTTTGGTATTGCAATATTTTTCGAAACGCTGTTGCCCTTAGAACCTAATTTAATGTGGCTTGTTCCAGCCTTATATAACCCTATAATATTAGGTGCAGCCTCAATTGTTGCACCGTTTAATGTCCAGCCATCAGCCATAAGTGTGTTATCATTCAATTCTACGCCATATTGTCTCTGTTTGTATGATTTGACGACATTCTTAGAAGCACCGTCATACCCTTTAAAAATAGGCTTTGATAAATTGAAAGCACCTTCACATTCTATCAAGAATCGTAATTTATCGTACAACTGAACATCTGCATTCTTGCGACCAAGACGAACAATCACAGTATTTTCATTAAATTCAAAATCAACCTTTTCCCAAACGCTCCTAACGCTACCATCATATACTCTACTTGTGCTACGTACCTTTGCGACATATATGTTGGTAGGTTTGACATTACATGTGGCCGTGAAATCTCCCTTCGTTAAGCCTATCGTATCCGTTATGAACTCTACTACAGCTTTCTTAGAACAGACAATCTCCTGACCCATAGCGATGTTGTCAATTTCAAACACTTTCGAGCCATCGTCAGTACCTCCGCTAATAGCATAGCTATTGTTGTCCAAATTGTCTATTTGAGATGACGTCCTCGACCCTTTTGTTCCACTTGACGCAGCACGGAAGTTCAGAAGTCGCTGATAATTGTTATCGTAGCACAGTTCGGAAACATCTTTGTTTGCAGACTTTGGTCTAACGATAAAGACTTTCACAGACTTACGTATTTGTAAAGAATTGAATACCTCCACATGCTTGAAGAAACAAGCCTGATTGCGGTAGCCTTGATGCACTCCACTGTCAAAGCCTCCGTAAGTCGCTCCTACATTTGGAATCTCACGACGCAATTCAGAATGTATAAGACAATTGTCTTTTGCAAACTGCTCATAAGTCTTATCAACATCTTTAAGACTAATTCTGTCAGTGGCTGTGCCATTTTCTCCGCCTAAAATCATCTTTGCATTGATACTATCGCAAATTTCCTTGGATGCAATTAAATGAGGTAAGGCTTCTTTCCCAAACTTGGTACCATTAGCTTCATTGTTCCACCAAACATAAGATGGACGTAGGTCATCTGTAACGCTTAAAAGCATTCCCAAATTGCCTGCCAACGTGCTACCGCTCTGCGCATGATTAGATATTGGAATATCTACAATATCATTAATCTTTTCGCACCATGAATGCCCTCTCATACTCATAGAATGATCTGTGAGTGAAGAACCAAACACCAACACAAAGTCAGTATTTTTGTAACTTGTTACATTTTCCTCATTACTAAGCAGCTCACCGAGATAAGACTGCTTTGTTTTGTATTCAAAATTAAAACGAGGAGCGTGTGCTCCTGCAATTTCCCATTGTTTAAACTGATTTATACAGTACCCTTTAGCTTCATAAAGGGTTGTGACAAGATAAACACCGTCGGCAAGCATAATGTCTCTCACCATAACGACACTACCTTTCCGCAATGTGAAATCACATATGGCATAATTGGTGTGTGCTTTCAATGTCGCCTTATATCCTATCTTATCATTTACCCCGAACCTGCAGTCATATACCTCTAATTCTCTATCTTCTGTAACGATACTTGATATATCATCACGGAAAATCAATCTTGTAACGACGACATTTTCTTTGAATGGCTGTTGGTCGCCTGCTGATAGTATCTGCAATCTCCTGGCAAACCCATTCCCTAGATTATCATATCCGAAAGTTTTTGTAACTTCTTGAGTTTTTAACACATTATTATCGATATAATCTTTAACACCTACCACAGCGTCCGTCACCGCCTTCTGCGACATCACTTTTGTAGCGCTATCGCCTGCCTCCTGCGCAATAGCTAGGTTTTTCACCATGTCTTCAATGGCTTTCTTAGCTTCGTTCGCTTTGTTTTTTGCATCGTCAATGGCTTTCTGTAAAGCACCGCTTGTATCTTCAAACATTGGGTTTCCACCGCTTTCGCCTGTTGCAACCCACTCTCCACCATCTCCTACATAGATAGGGCTGGGCAAAGTTTTGCCAACAATTGCCCACCAGCCATCGTGTGGACGTGGATATGCTTCACGCAGCTTCTCTGCGGTTGTAAAGATGCCTTTGTTAGAACCCTTGATGTTCTTAGCGTCAAGCCAACCATCTATTACAAGAGTGCCTTTAACACGTCCGCCACCTTGTATTGTAATATTTCCTCCTATAGAAGTATTGCGACCAACGGATACGTCGCCATCTAATTGCGTTGTTTTCACTGAACTCATATTAATGCTGATTTTGCTAAATCTGACAACGCCTTGCTTAAATCAGCATTGCCATAAGTTGTTAATACTAATGATGCTATGGTGTAAACTACAGCTTGGTAGCAGCGTTCGCAAATCTCGATACCATCATCTTCATCAATTACAGGATAAGGAAGATAGACTGCTCTACTAACCATAGCGTTCTCACTCTTACAAGAATAAAATTCCAAAGCCCTACCCTCTGGACGAATAGCGATTGCACATACAGGTTTCTGGGGAGTACCACGTATGCCCTTAAAGCGACTACTTTGTTTTTGATATTCTGCATCATCTTCACTGATAGCGTGATATACAGCACGCTCCCAGTCATCCATTTGGAATACTATAAGACGCATGAAGTCCTCAGGAAGCAGACACCAACCACTTTCAAGCTCCTTCCAATAAATCGCGTCTCCAAAGTTGTTGCCTCCATCAAGTAGGTATACAGGTGCTGTGCTATGTATTCTTTTTACAGCATCAGTAATCTTTGACTTGATAATGTCGTTTAAGGAAAGAGTGTCCACATCATCAAAGCCTATCAGTGTGTCGCTGGACATATTTTGGTCTATTGCTATGCGAACATCTTTTGCTATTTCATCAAGACGATATACTTTCATTGTATAGAGCTGTTACTTATCCAAACCCTCGAATTCAATGTTATTAGCCTTTGCAACTTCGAGGATAGTCTTAAGGCTGCGGAGTGACGTACGGCTAATGCCCAATGTGTCTGCGAGGTAGTTCTTGGCTTCTCCCAAGTCGTTCACTGTAATCTTCTGGATATTGCCGTTCTCACTCTCTTTAACAGGGGTATACTCTCCATTAGCGGTCTCTGATGTATTCTTAGGTTCCTCAATATGGTCAAGGGTGAATAAATCTCCAAAACGATAGTGTCGTTCGATAGCATTCTGCAATTCTTCACTATCAGTTGAAAAGACGCTGCCACCATTTGATAGTGCTATAAAAGATAAATGCACACTTTCTCCACCATCAAGAGTAACGTTTATCGCAATATGCGAATCAGATATATAATGCTTTGTCATGTCTTTATAAATAAAAAGGGATGGGATGTACGAGAATCCCACCCCTTAGTGTTATTAATTGTTATTTGGTGTTAGGCGTGTGCAAGCTTCATACGTGCATGTGCTTTAGCATAGCGTAAGTATAGACAGCTGACCTCCTGGATAACTACAGCGTCGGTGTTGCGAATACCTGCTTTCTTTAAGTCAAGAATATTACGGCCCCAAGAGATATGTGTTTTCTTAGACAAATATTCTGGATCAAGAGCGAAGCCACAATCACTCATACCATTAACATCAAACAACTCATGATGAACAGTAAGAACCTCTCCAAAATCTGTATCCCATGACTTAAACTTCAAGTTCCAAACCTCAACGGTGTCCTTTAGACGGAACTTGTCACTCTTAATCTTAGAGAACGCAGAAAGCATGTCTGAACCACAGAGGAGAATCTTACGTTTGTTTCCAATACCAGTACCAACAAACAAATCCTTGGTGATATCGACGAGGTCTTCATCTGAAATAACTGCACAATTCTTTGCTGCATCCCACTTTCCTACCTCGATATCCTTTCCTGCCATCCACCAGATACCACCAGTGAACCAAGTATTCATACCCTCCTTAGCGATATGCTTGATAACATTCTTTACACCAAATAGGTAAGAGTTCTCCATTGCAAGGCGCATGTCGTAGATACCATCCTCTTCCAAATCAGAGAAGTCCCAGTTCACCTCCTTTGACGCAATCTTCTCAAAGGTTGACTGTTCTACTTGAATCATGAAGTTCTGACAGTACTGAGTTTCTGGCATTGGAATATTATTGAAACGTCCAGTCTGAACATCCAACTCTCCACAAGCCTTACCCATTCTTACAAGCGTAGCACCATTCTTAATCTCTGGGACAAAGATTGGCTGCTTAGAGGTGTTATCCATAGAGCCATTTACAGCATATACTGTAGGTACGTTTGTAGAAGCATCCTTACCACATACACACAGCACAAGGTCAGGAATATTACTCCCTGTATACGCCTTACCTGTATTAGGGTCTGTTACTCCCTTAACACCTACTACACGAATAGTATCGTCAAGTGTAAACATATTGGTATCGCTCACAGGAAGTGATGTGCTGGCACCAGTGGTCATAGCCTCAACCTTCTTTGTAGTAGTACACTTAATTTCACGTGTTCCAACAGAATAATACTTCACCACAAATGAGTCACAAGAACTTGATTTTGCAAAGCGGCTAATCTGGTCTACTGGCGTAGCCATAGGGCGAATCTTAATGATACGCTGGTCTACGTCACTCATGTAGAAGTTTTCGTCACCATCTGTACGTCCCTGTGTTTCTGTTGCAATACCATCAGTACCACCAGTGCCCTCTGCTCCTGCATTTGTTTTTCCTGCATCTGGAAGTGCGGAGGCGTTAGCCATCAGCACGCCGTTTGACGCTCCCATCACAATAGCCAACAATGTTAGCATAATGCGACAGAGAAAACTTGAACTTTTCTTAATTTTCTTCATTCTTCTTTTGTTTTGAATTATTAATAGTAAAAATTGTACTTATTTGTAGGCTGTACGTTTTTCGCCACCTCGCTCCCAAATAGACTGAGCTCCGTCGTAGCGACTGATAGCACCAAGGTCTGGCATTTGTCGTTTAGAGCCACTACCTCCGTTCTTACCACTGAGATTAGCAGTACCATCATTGTGGGACTTTTTGCGAAGTTTCTCATCAATCTTTGCATTACGTCCTCGAACTTCGCCTTCATGTGCAGCTTCCTCAACATTAGCATCGTGATTGATAGCCTTTGAAGCCATTTCAATACTCTCACGTGAGAACTTACCAAGAATTCCATCTTTCATGATGTTAACAAGGAATTCCATTATCTCATCGACCTGCTCATCACTCCATCCCTTTTCATCTTGAATCGACTTAATAGTGGAAAGAGTTTCTGCAATATTCTTTTGATACTGTTCGTCAAAATCTTTCTCTTTGGCAACACGTTCAGCATACTCTTGACTTGCTTTTGCAAGTTCTTCCTGTTTATCAGGGTCTTTCAGTTCTTCTACAAAGTCGTCTCCGAACATACGTACCAATTCTATGGCAGGGTTGCCACCCTTACGCCAATTGGTGAGGAAAGAAGCACTGCGAGGGTCACTTGTAAAAAGGTCTGAGAAAGCCTTTTCACGCTCCTTATAGCCATTAATTTCCTTTTCGTATCCATCGTAGTCGTCCCCGATTTGACCATATAAAGCCTCTTCATCGTCAAAGTTATGATCAGGATATTTCTTACTCATCCTTTCTCTAAACTTATCACGATTACTCTTAACTGTTGGATTTTCAGCCATAATCTTATATCTCTAAATTTATGATGGTTGTTTTAATGCAAAAATAGGATACAAATATTATATAAATCGTTTAAGTTTTTACGTTCTTTTTTGTAACTTTGGAACATAGATAAAATCGTTATGAAACATCGAGGTTCCACTATGGAGTATGCCGAAGAGCGCATGAACGATATAATGAGGCTATATGATGAGCATATATCGTCATGCGAATATATCAGTATTCCACACATTTGCGAACAGATATCCAATATGCCTTCTCGGAGATTTTGGGTATCAGAAATTTGGGCAAGCAAAATAGTAATGGCTATAATAAAAGGTAAACACCCTTATTATAAGATGCGCCCACTAAAACGTGAAATGTTTCATGAAATACACAAACGTGTTGTAGAACTTAAGAAAAAGAACCCTAATTGGTCGATTAATAAATGTTGTGAGATAGTTGTAGCACAGCCTGCTCCTAAATTCTATTTAAGTGCTGGCAGTATTAGAATTATGATATGCAAAGAGAGAAAGAAAAGATACGAAGAAAGAAAGAAAAGGTTACGTCATTGCTTTTAGCAGTGATAGTAACAGCTCTATCCTTATTGAAGCTTTCTGACTTGCACGAGGTTGGCATCTATGCAGGAGGTTCGTGGGTAGGAAGATGTCTCTACCCTTTCTTTCATTCGGGTATCATACATGCTACCCTTAACGTTTGGTGTCTTATCAGTTTAGTTTTTATCTACAATATCAGATTACAAAGGCTAATACTTGCTTATATTGTTGCCGTAACATTTCCAATAGAAACACTCTCTCAAGTCTTACCTATTTCTGCGTTACCAACTGTTGGACTATCTGGGATTGTGTTTTTTCTCTTCGGTTCTATTTCGTTAGAAGTACGTAGGAAATTGTACTATCAAGCATGGATGGTATTCTATCTTATTATCGGCTTTGTATTTCCATATACTAACGCATGGCTCCATCTGTATTGTTATTTATGTGGCATATTGTCATCTCTTCTTAACTATCCGATTGTAATATGCAAAAAGAAGTAATAAGTATATTAAAAGAGAATGATAACCGTAATGCCGACGTTTATCAAAAGTTTGACCCCATCAGTGGTGTAGGGTCTATTGGAGAACGTGTTGAAGTACGTATAGATGGTTTCCCATTAGAAACACAATGTATTCCTGTTGAAATGCTTAGCATTCCATTGGTAAAACTATTAATCAAGTGTGGAAGTATCATAAAATTCCTAACAGAAGAATTAGAAGTAGAATATTCTGAGGAAGATCGTCTTAAAGTTATAGAGCAATTTGTACGATTAAGGTGCCGCTATGACTTTGCTTTTTGGGCAGCATTGTATGTTTACATCAAAAACAAAGGTGGCGGTGAAGATGTGTTGTTTCGACTCACACGCCCTCAAAGGAAGTTCGTAGAGCGACTTGAAAAGTTACGCAAAGCCAACAAGCCTATACGAATAGTTCTACTAAAGGCACGACAATGGGGAGGTTCTACAACATCTCAGCTATATATGGCATGGCTTCAACTCATTCACAAGGTAGGTCTTAACTCGCTAATCATTGCTCACCAAGGTGCAGGTTCTGATGAAATCAAGGATATGTTTGACCGTATGATTAAAGCTTATCCTATAACCATGCTTTATAAACTGGGTGAAACCTACAATGAAAATGAGTCTAAATTAGTAGGTGTAGGACACTCTGGTTCTATTCATCGTGTACCACAACGTAACTGCAAGATAAAAATTGGTACTGCTGAACGACCAGACTCTTGTCGTGGCGGAGATTACAATTTAGTACATCTTTCCGAGGTAGGACTATGGAAAACTACAGATGGAAAGAAGCCTGAGGATATTGTACGCTCAGCATGCTCTGGAATCTTATTGAAGCCGTATACGATGATTGTTTACGAGAGTACAGCAAACGGTACAGGAAACTTCTTTCAGCGAGAATATGATGCAGCAAAACGTGGAACTTCACAGTTTGAAGCAATGTTCGTTTCTTGGTTTGATATCGAGCAGTACTCGCTATCTTTTGAGAATGAAAACGAAAAGGCAGACTTTGCCGTATGGTTATGGAAGAACCGTAATAATGGTAGTGCTTCATCGGCACGTGCTGAAAGTGGAAAGTACCTGTGGTGGTTGTGGGAGCAGGGCGCAACGTTAGAAGCAATTAACTGGTATGTACAAGAGCGTGCTAAATATAATGAACATGCCCCAATGGCATCTGAATATCCATCTGATGATGTTGAGGCTTTTGTACATTCGGGTGAACGTGTCTTCGATAAGTATAAAGTTGATGAATTCAGAGCATCATGCAAACCGCCTAAGTATGTTGGAGATGTTTATGCAGATGGTGACTCTGGTAAAGACGCACTAAAGAATCTTCGTTTTGCAGAAGACACACAAGGGTTACTATGGATTTGGGATTTGCCAGAGATTGATGACAAAGAAATTGTTACAAATAGGTATCTTACAATAGTTGATATTGGTGGGCGCTCGAAAAAAGCCGACTGGTCTGTTATATTAGTAATTGACCGTCTGTTTATGTTAGATGGAGATAGACCAGAAGTAGTTGCACAGTGGTACGGACACATTGACATGGATATACTTGCTTGGAAAGCTGCACAAATAGCAGCATTCTATGATAACTCCTTACTTGTTATTGAGAGTAACACACTTGAGACACATGACAAGGAAAGACAAGTAGACGGAGATTTATCGCACTTTATTCTTAATCAGATTAAAGATGTCTATCCAAATCTCTATGCACGTAAACAGACAGAAGACGAGATTAGGGAAGGTCTGCCTCGTAAGTATGGTTTCCACACCAACGTTGCAACTAAGCCAATGATTATATCAACTTTGATAAAGGTTATACGTGAACATCTGTACACAGAGCGTGACGAACGCTGCTTAGACGAATATGTGGTTTATGAGAAAAAGCAGAATGGAGCCTTTGGTGCTATTACTGGTAAGCATGATGATTTGTTAATGACACGTGCTATTGGTCTTCATATATGTTTCTTTGAAATGCCTATACCAACTATTGTGATGCGTGTCAATATGCGTGTCCACAAGAAGAAGAAAGCAGTATCAGCTGCAACAATATAAGTTTAATTTAATATATAATAAGATGATGAATGTTTTTAAAAAATTAAAAGCTTACCTTCGCTATCGTGAAGCAGTAAGAAAGGCGAATGAGGCACATGAGAGAACTGGTGAACGTTATTACGTTATGCCTGCGTCAGGTACAAAGAAAGCACTCCTTGTCATGGATAGATTTAACTTCCGTCGACTAAAACACAAAGGCTATATCACCAATAAGGCTTTTGTTGCTGACCTTGAAAGAGAGTGCTTTTATGCAACACCATATAGAAATGGGACAGCAGAAATGCCAGCCTCTGTTATTGAATTGAAGAAGCAACAGTATTACTCTTGGTGCAATGGGAAGATACAACGTAAGGCAAAAACAAAGTCTTGACGGCATTGCCACTCTTACTAATGACCCTTTAGCGGTAGAGAATATCCAAAAGAATGTAAATAAAAAAAGATAGACAAAGAGGGTGTGTCAAAATACAAATATCATTTTGATAATCTTACAGTTTGAAACAATCTAATAAAAAATGACCATTTCTATACTCGATTTTGAGTAAAGAAATGGTCTTTTCTTTGCCTTTAGAAGAATCCTACTTATAGATTGAAAGTTGTCAAGTTATTAATTTGCATTTTGACACACCCTCTTTGTTATGCAGCTTGTAACGCTTGATGCAGTTGGTCTACAGCTTGCATATTAGCTCCTTGTTGCGCTTTTTGCATAATCTGCGGTGAAACCCCTTGAGGCAACTGTCCCTGCTGTATCTGTTCTTTTTGAGATTGTAGGCTTTGTAGTAAATCATCTGCAAATGGGAAGTCTCCATGTTCAAGTAGTTGTTCTACACTGATAGCTTGAGCTTGCCATAGTTGCATAAGGACATCATTAGCAAGTTGACGATATGCTGGTGTTGTTGTACTTTCGGTTATAGACAAGTCAAATTCAACATCTCTAATTTTCTTAGGGTCGTATTCGATTTGTGCACCGCTCTTACCTGCAATGTTAAACACACGTTTCCCATCATAGAATTGCTGTATATTCTTCACGTCCTTATAAGCTCCATCTATAACAAAGTAAGAGAAGCACTCCAACATATCAAGCAATGACATTGTAGAATTCTGAACTTGCTGATTATACATAGATGCACTTTGTCCAGAGAAACCAGGCTTACCCTGCAAAGCCCCATTCACACCTGATATGTCCTCAAAGAACTTTAGCTGTAAATTGAGTAATTCGGTAATACCAATATTGGTAGAGTTATTTGCTACTTGATGTGGCATTTGTCCTGTCTTTGACGGCTTAAAGACTATAACTCCGTTAAACTCCGCCCAACTTTCAGCAATATCTTCCATGCTAACACCATTAGGTAAACAATCTTCTGGCATCAACAAGACACCCTTAGCACTCGCTCGCATGATCCAATCATATAGCGTAATGAGTCGGTTGGTATACCTCTGCTGGTCTATTACGTCACTAACAAACGAATGAATCTCACCATCTATAAATGGATAAGCTTTGAAGATATAAGGGTGACTTCCATGTTCAAAAGGAGTCTCTCCTTCCTTAAGGATATGCCCAAATGGGGAAAGATAATAGAAGTACCAATAATCATCCATAAACCAAGTAGCTTTGATAAGTGGAACTTCTTCTGCTGGCATTCCTGAAGCCTCAGCCATTTGCATACGCTGCTCATTTACCGCGACGACGTCCTTGTAATAATCTTCTTCATCTATTTTGTAGATGTCGCCATTAAGATAGTCATGGCAACGATAGCGCGGCTTCTGCTCCTTGCGCCAAACTTCTATAACACGACATCTTCCAGGCTCACTGGTGAAGAGGAAATCAAAATTATCAAGTCTACTATAGCCAAACTTCTCTGCGTAGCTCGCTATATATTCCTTACTATCTGCCCATTTGTAAATATCCTTTAGTTTGCGATAATCATCTGGGGTTTCTGCAAACTGTTCACAGAGTTGTCCAAAGCTAATATCGTGAACCTCTCCCAAGAAACCAACGTCCCAACCACGAAAATCACGCATATTGTTATCGATAAAGAAGTTATTGGGCTGCACATAATCCGTCCAACAATCCTCCTTGCCGTTACGCCATCCATAACTTTTGCGATGTACAATAAAGCCAGAGATTAAAAACTCTTCCATTGTTCGTGCATATACCTCGCTCATTCTGTTGAGTTGCATATTACATTGCAGAATGGTAGACATTGTTTCTCCAAGTTTCTGCTCATCTCTATCTCGTGCTACACATGTAGGCTCTTTCGATTGCGAACGATATACACCAAGTACATTACGAACAAGTCTTCGGATAAGATTGTTCTTTAGCGGAACGTTACCTTGCTGCTTGATGTACTCTTCCTCTGTCATCGTTTTGCCATCGACGCAAATCTTATCGTCCCATTGGTCTCCGTAGGTGTATCTCTTGTTTCTCTGTCTATCTTTTCGGAACTGCTCCATTTCGTTCCAATAGTGTTGAGCCTCCATGAGCACATCAAAAGCCCTACGCCTCTCAAAATTGTTTGCACGAAAAGCAACCGTATCCATTTCCTCATTTTTTTTATTTGGAGTAATACGGCTCATCGGTATAAGCTTCTCCCTTTTATTTGTAACAGTATGCATATTGATATCCAATTTAATAGTGTAGGCAAAGATAAACAATGCCTACACTATCATAAGTTTAACTATTTACGTGTCTTATTCATTTCTTCAATCATCTCTTTTTTTACTTCTGTAAGCTCTTTCTCAATTGAGAGATGCTCTGCTCCATCATTAGCTTCTTTCAACTCTTGATACAGGGCGTCAATATCCTTACTATAGTCTTCAAAAATCTCATAACGAGCAAACTCTGGAGAGTTATATAGAAAATCTATCTTATCAGCATAATCAAAGAGACCTTTGTCAGTATCATTCTCATAATGCTTCATTCTTGCCTTTAAGACATCATGCTCTTCTTTAACACGCATATACTCATTGTTGATAGCACGTGCCTCTGTACGCTCATCTCCATTCTTTAAGATTCGATTGAGAAGTAAGAAATTGCGTGGGTCGTACTCTCTATCCCCAGCTATAGTCTCTGCACTCTTAGAAAGTTTATCTATAGTGCCAGAAACACCTCCAAAATATCCATTGAGGAGATATTCTATCTGCGCTGGATTGATATCAACAGAACCCTTAGTGTAAGCGTCTCCGCCTGTAGACTCGTTAAGCGTCTTGGCTATTCCGACAAGATATTTGTTAGCGCTCTTGTATGCTTTTGTCCATTCTGGCATATACTTATTATAAGGAGTGTCTTTATAGATAGGCATTCCTGTCCAACCCTTATTGCTATAGACTTCTGCAAATGGCTTAACAGCACTTGGCACAAATGCCTTAACACCGCCTCCACCTTCTAAGAAGTCAATAGGAAGAACCTGAGTTGCTTGTCCAGCTATTGCCTTACCTAACTCTGACCCTGTAAAATGTTCCTTTCCACTCATATCACTTACCATAAGTTCTCCCATACCATAGATTGCACGATACTCTACAGGTAATGGAATAGATACCCATTGGTCTCCTATCTTAAACAAGATATTGCTACGCCTTACATATTCAGGCAAGTTCCAATAACTATTTGCATCTGCGTCATCGTCTCCATCTCCCATTCCTATGCCTGCAATTACAGCGCCAAGTAAGAACATTATAGCCGAAGCGGTAAAAGCCTTAGCAGGATGTTTCTTAAACTGTCTACCAAAGTTTGTTGTACCTTGTATTGCAGCATTCCAGAAGACAAATCCACTGCGCCCTATACCCGAAACAAAAGCACTTGTAGTACCGATTTTAGTCTGTCCAACTGCGTTCATAAATTTCGCACCACTACCTTTCTTATTGAAGTTTACAGATATTTCTTTTGCATCGTAGATAGAACGTTCTACTGTTCTACCCATCTCACGTGATGTAAGGTAAGCTGCAAAGCGTGCGCAGTTCTCAACAGCACGATTATACTCATCAAGTTTTTCTCCAAGTAAATTAAAAGCCTTTGTAATACTTAGCTTACCATTAGCACGCTTCAACTCTCTACGAATATCATTCTTATGCTGCTCAATATCTCTCACATTTGCATAGCCTGTTTCGCCACCATTCATCATAAACTGATAGAACATATGTTCCAGTTTATTATTCATATCAAGCGTTCCTTTTCTATGCTTTGCAAGAAGGACTTTTATTTGTGCAGGGTTGCAACGTGCAATGTTTCTATGGAAACGTAATGCGTAATTCGGACTCTCCTTTACCCATACTATTGAGTTAGAGAAAAGCATATCTCGAATAAAGTTTGAAACAACAAAGTCTGGATTTCTTGTAGTATAGAACGCACTTAGTTGTCTATTAACCATCTCTCCTGCTTTGAGAATTGCACCAATAGCACCAGATGTATCATTGTCTGGATTAGTCTGCCCATTGAGAGCTTGAGCAGCTCGTGGATTACCATTAAGAGTTAAGATATAGTCTCTTCCTCCACGTTTAACAAGTACTTGATGCTGATGCAAGTCACGGCTATCGACAACTCTATAAGGAATATTTGTGGTTTCCTTTCCATGCTTATACTTGTCTGGAGCCTGCTCAGCGAGCTTTTTCATTTTATCTTCAAACTCTTTCAACTTCTGTTCAATATCCTCTGCGGAGTCGTTTTCCTCAAAGTTGTCAGGGAATACTGGCTTCCATTCGTCTGACACATCATCATATTTTAACCATATATCGTTAATGCTAACGAGGTCGCTTGGATGATTGAGCACAAAGTTAAAGAAGCGCTGTTTAACAAGTTTGTTTCTATTTCCCTGCGTTATAGCACTCTCAGCCATACTTTGCATATTTGCAAAAGGGTCATCAGCTTTAGAAGAACGTCCCTTGGCAACTTTGATTGGTGCATTAAATGCGCTACTCTGATGCAAAAGGTATGCGTATGCTTCCTCGCTTGTTGTCTCATCAAAGCCACGAAGTGGAATATAATACTTGTACATATCGCTTATTTTCTCATAAGTGTCCTTATCCATCATTCCACACTCGTAACTTTTAGATAAGATTGCAGCGTTTACGGCATTAACCTTGTCCCACAGATTGGTAGTATCATGAGTATTCTCGTACTCTGATACCATAGTTTCCGCATCTACTTCTGCCTCTGTTACATTATCTTTACCTGTTAATGCAGTAAGTCCTGCATAGTCGCGATATTCTGCAAGACCTGCACGTGCGCTCTTTTGAGCATCGCTTAACTTTTCGTTATTAAGGATATCTTCTATCGCACGCTTACGCATGACAGCATTACGTTCCAAGCCATGCTTTGCCATCATATAATCCACAAGTTCAGTACGTTCTTGTGCATTCTTACATAGCTTAGAAACTTCTGCAAGCATTGGCTTAAACAAAAGGTGTGCAAAAGCATCCGCCTCTGCTTTATTCACCGAGGACAATCTATTTTCGCCTAAGTAGGCGTTTTCATATCCGTCAATGTCTTCAATGTTAACATTCTTTCCCTCAGCCTTAGTAATAGCATTCATTGCCTCTTTGAGACCAAGCATACTATCTTGCAAGGCTTCTTGTGTCTGAAACATTGCTCTATTAACACGCTGTTCGTACTGCTCTCTCGCATTAACTCGCTCTTTCTCTTTTGAATCATCGTCTCTATATAGAATCCCTCGCTCAGCTACATTAGAAGAATTAGTGTCCTGCTGATCATAGTTTCCAACCTTTAATTCATTTTGCTTTGCTATGTCTTCTGCCTCACCCAATATGCTGCGATATCTACCTGGCTCTTTCATATTTTCATAGCTGCGCCATAGCAAATAACGAAGTTCATTGTCACTTAATTCTGTAGCTGACCAGCCCTCAAAACCGATACTATGTAACATCTTTAGGAATAAACTTTTTATCTTATTCCATATTGCATAATGAACCCTCTCGAAGTCTGTTCGTTCTGCCAGTCCTGCAAGATACTCTTCTGTTGCTGTACGGAAATCCCAGTTGTTATTTGCCGCTTGACTTGTTATAATACGTCTTATTTCTGGTTCAACATTCTGATAAACGTTGTCAAGGAACGTCTCAAAGTGTTCGCCAAACAATTTCCTTAGCCCATAATGCGCTACAGCTTCATGTAGCAGAGTCTTCTCTACATCTTCTACACTTGCATGATTAGGGATAACGATGGTGATTTTTCCACTACTCTTAGAATAGAATCCTTTTGCTTTAGCTTTCTTTCCCTGCAAGCTGTTACTATTTGTAACGGTTTCAATATTATCAAGATGTAACCTGTCAGCAAGTTCACTTATACGACTTATCATGCGCTGGCGTTCCCTTTCTGCAAAAGCCTTGTTGTCTTCCTCGCTACGCTTGCTCTTACCAAGCATCTTTGCAACTGGGTCATTAATAAGACTTAACTCAGTATTATTGTATGAGCCATAGCCTTCTCGTAATTTTTCTTCGTCAAAATCACGATACCTGGTATCATCGTTGGTAGATGATTTATCTTCCTCATCTGACAACTTTCTGTACTCCTCATCAAGACGTTTCTTTTCTTTCAACGCCTCATCAAGTTCAGCTTGCTTAGGATAAGCATTCTCTCCAGGGTCTGCGCTCTTGAGTTGGTTATTCACATCCTCGATTTTACGCTCGTAAACCTTTTTGTTACTGTAAACCTTTTGCAACAGATTACGGAATGCAACGCCTGCTGCGGTATCATCGTCGCTTACTTCAACAGCATACTTAATACCTCCGTAACTTTCCAACTCTGCAACAGGCTTTCCAAACAGACCAGCATCAGTAATAGGAATACTGATATTAGCAGTTTGTTGGAAACCTGACAACTGTACTCTCTTATTCTCTTTCAGCAGTTCATGAATGTAAGCACCAGCCTCCTTCGGCTTATCAAAGGTTTTGCGTGAACTGTAATCATCCATAACAGAGACTGTAACCGTTGATGGATATTTACCTTCTGCATCTGCTGTGAACCCACCACGTTCCAATCCTCGGACATCGCTGGCATTCAAAGATAATAGACGTTCATAATTCCTCTTCTTTGTTTGTAACTCCTCATAACGAGCGTGCCTACGCTGCCAATCACTTTCATAAGCTCTCTTGGCACGACGTAGTTTTTCCACCTTTTTGTCTTGCTTTGACTTCTCAAAGATGACAGGATTACCTGAAAGCATGGCAACAACCTCTGAAGGGTCGAAATTCTCCTCCGCATCGCCCTCATCAAATGTACGGTCACCAATGGTTCCACTCTTAAACTGAGCGAATAATTTACCTTTAGTTTCCTGTAACTGATACTTGTACATGTCAAGACTACCCTCGGTAGCATAGAAATAAACATCTACATTATCATCATTGAAGTCTCGTGCAATTTCGTTACCTTGGCGAACTCCACGCCCCTCTCGCTGTTCACGGTCGGCAGGTGTCCAAGGTACATCTACATGGTGCATGGCAACAATGCGCTTCTGCACATTCACACCTGTACCCATATTTTTTGTACCACCAATGAGAATACGCACACTGCCATCATTCACCTTGGCAAACAACTCCTTACGTTTCTCATCGGTGTTTGCCTCATGAATATCGGCAATTTCCTTACGAGGTATACCATAGTCATTCACAAGGCGATTGATAATATCGGAATAGGCATCGTATTTCTTTCCTTTACCAGGTACGCCTGTATCACAGAAGATGAGTTGCGTGCCTTTCTGTTCTGCAAACTGGTCGTATATCTTCTTGACATTTTCACAGACAGCAGGTATCTTTCCTCCCTCTGTCTCCCAACTTTCGTCTATCAGACGAGGATTGATAGCAGCTTTTGCGGAAAGAGTGCTGGCAAGCAGACCCCACGGAGTATTATCGTTACTGGTGATATTAAAGTAACTGCCATCTTTACCCTTCACCATGTTCACTATCTCACGATTGATTTCCTGCATGAGGTCTGTCTGTGGGACTGTGACAATATGGCTACGCATCTTCGGCTTAGGTAGCTTGAGGTTCATGTCATTGCGGACATCAGCTATCTCTGCATACATCTTAGCCAACTCTGGAATATTGGTCAGTGAGCGGAAGCGGTCTTTCTCTTTCAGTTCACTGGTTACTCCATACTCCAATTCTGCTGTGTGTATAGCAAAGTTACCTGCCCAAGCATCAAAGGTTATCATACCTAATTGCTCCATTTCAGAAGGGCGCAAGTAATTAAGTAAGTGGTAAATCTCGCTAAGACTATTGCTGATAGTCGTACCAGAAAGGAATACTGTACCTTGGTCGCCTTGGTGCATTTTCTGTAGATAACGCACGCCATTAAGTAAGGCAATAGATTTCTGGCTACCTTTCTTATCACCAAGACCAGCTACACGGTCGTATGTACTTACATAAGGTAGACTCTTGAAATGCTGACATTCATCTACAAAAAGGTAGTCAACACCAAGTCCCTCAAATGTAAACTCCCTGTCTATCTTTCTGTCAAGCAGATTGGTGAGTTTGGTTTCAAGATTGTTCTTTCTCTTCTCCAAGCCCTTTATCTGCTTCTTGGTAAGCTGGGATTTATCATCCTGTCCATACAGGAACTCAATTGCATTGTCAAGTTGTGCCATCTGTTCATCGATAACACTACGTTCCACTTCTTCTGTATGTGGTAGCATGTTATACTGATCATGACTCAATATCACGCAATCATAGTCGTTAAGTGCTATTTGAGCCATGAACTTCTTGCGGTTGTTTGCAGCAAAGTCCTTTTCGGTCGGTGCCAGTATGCGTGCAGCAGGGTAAGATTCTCTAAATTCTTTAGCTATCTGCGCAACGGTAGACTTCAAAGCGATAATCATAGGTTTCTTGGCAATACCCATACGTCGCATTTCCATGATGGCACTCTGCATTACAAGAGTCTTACCTGCACCCACAATATGGTCTACAATACCACCACGGTTGTTGATAAGCATCCAAACGGCATCTTTCTGATGAGGTCTCAACTCTTTACCCATAAGTCCTGCAACGTTGAGATGAGAGCCATCAAACTTACGCAACACAGTACGATTGAACTTATCATTGTACAATCGCATCAGCATTTCCTCGCGCTCTGGGTTCTGACCAATCCAGTCCTCAAAGGCTGTGCGCAAATCCTGTATCTTGTTATTCAGCAGTTCGGTTTCCTCCTTGTTGAGGACTTTTGTTTCCTTACCACCTTCTTTAATGGTATCAAATACTGATAAGCTCTTATCTTGCAATGCAGCGGTAAACACCTCTGATGCGCTTCTTCGACTGGTTCGCCATGCATCTGCTTCGCCTCCAAGTTCTTTCTTTTCAACGTTTACAACATACTGGTCAACCTCTGGCAAGTATTCAACTCCACTCTTGTTACCTCGATGTATATATTTAGGAATACCAAATTGCTCATACATAAAATCTGTATATACTTCTGCTGGTATCCATCTTGCACCCATTCGTATGCTAATATCCTCAAATGGTATATCTTTTGGCTGTACCGCTTCAAGTGCATCTACATTACGCTGTAAGGTTGCATCTTCCTTTGCTGCTGTTCGTGCCTGCTCTAATTTGGTTTTAACATCGCCACTTAGATAAGCATCTACTGTTTCATACTCATCTTCTGTAAACGGTGTCTTGAACAGTGTATCACCACATTGCTCTACCCAGTTTTCACCTAACACATCTTTCATGAATGATGGTTTGATTTCTCCATATTCAGCAAGAGAAAGGCTAATTGCATCCTGTGGTGTCTTGGCAGTTGTCATATCAAGTGCAGGCTTGATAGTGTTCTTTGTGAAAATGTCCGATAAACCGATAAACTTACTATCTTTATATTTCTCCAAAGAACGTAGGGTATATCCGTCAATATCTTCTGTAAGGAAGTCATTAGCCTTATCGTTCAAGCGACCATATTTCTTCACAAAAGCGTCATACGTATTCTGCAACTCTGTTCGTGCTTCTTCAAGATGGTTGTTATCCACACCTTGTATCTGCATATCAATAAGTTGCTTCATCGCCTTGCGAATAGGCAACATAGCCTCAATGCGTTCTGCTTTACCTTTCAATGATGGTATTTCATTAAAGGTCGTAGTTACATCACCATACTTATTCTTGGTGCTGGTTACGACACCTATCATACCGTCTTGCTCTACGACATTTCCGCTGCTGATATAGTTGCCGTCACCCTTATAGGCTTCTGAAACAGCTTGCTTAACCTCTCGCTCAGTCTTATGAGTATCAAATAGTTTACCCTTACGGTCTGCGACAATCCTCTTTTCCACCAAATTACGTATGGACTTGGCTATCTCATCTGTACTCATAGCACTACTAAGACCGAACTCATCGGCTCTGTATTGACCTCCTGCCTTCCCATCACCAATCATCATATCCTTGTTCTTGGTGAAATAACCGTTCACGGATACATTGTAAGTTTTTCCATCAGTTGGGTTCTTTAGTTGTAACTCACCAGATGAAAGGAAAGGTTTCTCAATATTAGTAGTATAGGTATCATTGCCACGAGTTTCAATACGGTCTGCTTCGTTCTTGTATTTACGTAATAAGATGACATCCGTAACAACTGATGTACCTGCACCCTTAAAAGTATTATCTGGTAGACGTACAACTCCTAACACCTCTGCTTTGTCCGCAAGATGTTCCCTAATTATCTGATTACTCTTAGTATCAAGAATAGCATTGCTGGTCATGATGACACACAAACCACCTGGGCGAGTGTTGTCAAGCATCTTCACAGCAAAGTAGTTGTGGATGCGGTTTTGCGCAGCCTTGCGTACAGGGCTACTATCATGCTTCCATGTCTTATCTGTAACACTAAGGTCTCCGAATGGGATATTGCTCATTACCACATCATAGGCATTGTCTGCTGTGCCAGCCTGCTCATAGCCTGTAACAAGCACATTTGCATCTGGGTAAAGATTTCTTGCAATCTGACCTGTCAGCCAGTCAAGTTCGATACCATGTATCATTGTGCGCTGCTGCACAGCCTTTGACATCGTGCCTTCGAAGATACCGCTACCCATAGATGGGTCAAGCATATTACCACCCTTGAAACCTGCAAGTTCTACAAAGTTGTTTAAGGTTTTTGCGACAGCCGTAGGGGTATAGTATGATGTTAGGGCTGCACGGTTGATGGCAGATAAAACACCACGCTTCCCATCTGGGTCGAGCTCGTCTATAATGTCTGCAAGACGTGAAAGCAGTTTATCATTTTCTGTCTGCGTCCCCCATCTTCCATTAGAACTTCCACGCATCATGTGTGTAGAATAGGCTCTACCTAAGTCTACACCTCCCCATCCACGATAGCGACCAAGTACATCACGCTCATCCGCAGTAGCCTCACGTCCCTCTTTCATTAAGGTACGCACAACCTCCAAAGCCTCAACATTCGACCGTAGTCGCTGTTGAGGTGTCATATTATCTACCTCCGAAGAGTTTTCTGGATATAGATAGTTGCGCTTAAATTTTGGTTCAGGCTGTTTGGCTGAGGCTACATTTCTTCCTCGTCCTCCTCGTCTGGCTTCACCGTGTACCAGCTGCTCACTGGTTCCTGCTGTTGATCGAGGAGTTCTTTGGCTTTCGTCAGTAGCTCTGGCAATGGCACTTCGTCCATTCGCATCATCTCTATCTCCGATGCGTTGTCCTCGTTCAGACAGCGGTCGTTCTGCTTCACCATCTCCGTGATTTCCTCTCGAAGTGCTTCTGCTGCTCCGCTGTCCGAGTAATTCCTTTCGTTCTCCATCAGCCACTGTGCCTGCCGTGTCTGAAACTCTTGCAGTTTCTTCTCCGTCAGCTGTTCCAGTGCTTCGGGTGTCCAGTACTCCGTCTCGCTCAGTAGATATACTGCCCACCGTCCCATTTTCTCGGCTGCTACTTTCAGCCTGTCGAGTTCTTGCTGTGTCATTGTCTTTGCTGTCTAAATCATTGTTATCAAACAAATCGCCAAACAAATCACCGACTGTCGGCTCTCGCTTCAAAGATACATCTTTTTTCTTTGAGTTGTTCTTTTTTGCTGGCTTTTCTTTCTCTGTACTTACTTTTTCTTCTTTTGTCGGGATTGCTTCTTCTGATTTTGTTACAGGAGAGAGTTCTTCCCAGTAAGCAACATCATACATGACAGGTGCTAAACCTGTGTCAAGTATTGGTCTGTTATTATCAGACCTGTCGATGTCATAAAGAGTTGCTTCCTTGCCCTTATACATCACCTTGTCACCAATATTGAAGCCGTGCAAATCAGGGACTATTTTCTCCTGCCACTCCTCTTTATTAAGTGTCTTTGCAAGATGTCTCCACTCTTCAATAGAAACCTGCCCATTTATCTTAACAGCAATCTTGTAAGGGGAGGTAAAATGCCCAACTTTAATTTCTGCGCCAGTTTCGTCATTAACAAATGTCTTTCCAAAGATACCCTCTATATCCTCCACAGAAGTAAACCTACCTTCGAGTCCATTAGATGTAGGAGTGTCGTTTGCAGTTTCATCTTTGTCGTTAATAGCTACTCTGTAGCCTGCACGTATTAGTTTTGGAAGGTAGGTATCAAGTGTATGATATGGGAAGCCAACCATATTAACACCATCATTCCTTTTGGTAAGAACAATACCAAGTGTCTTAGACAAATCTTTTGCATCATCTTGATATGTCTCGTAGAAATCGCCAACACGGAGCAAGATTTTTGTATCTGGATACTTTTCTTTTAACGCATTATATTGAGCAAGCAACCTACTATTGGTTGATTGTTCTGTAGGTTCTTCTGCATCCTTACGGTCAGTTATCTTCTCTTTGCTGGCAATATCCTCATCTGGTTTTTTTTCTTGATTTTCAGTGTCTTCTCTATTTAGAATATCCTTGCGCATAATTTCTTCCGAAATTTGCGCATGATTTTCTTCTGAATGTGTGTTAAAGATTGCATCTGCAAAAGAATGTGCTTCTTCTGCACTATTAAACACAAAGCCATTAACACCACGGAAAGAGGAGTAATAACCATTATGTTCTTTTGCCACCTGCTTGCGCTGGGTGTAAACATCCTTGTCTGTGCGTTCCTTACCACGTACAACCCAAATATCAACATCTTTCTTGTTATTGTGCTGCTTGGTAATAGAATACGCATCGTTGTCTACATCTTCTAACTCATTGGTATTATTTTGTTCTTGTTTTGCATTAAACTCAACTGTTGCTTCGTTGTTAATCTGCTCAGCTGTTTCAATAGCGGAAGGTGTTAACTGCTCCCCCTCATTGCCGATTGTAGCAACGTCGAAACGAGTCACCTCATCATAGGGGGTCATTTCGCTTGACAACTCTGTCATCTCTGGTAAATCTCTTGCACCGTTGTAGAATGCTTTGAGATATGGACGAATTGCGTCTCCAAGGTCAGAAATCATTTCCTTTGCATAGGCTCCAAAGGCACGTGCACCATTCTCTATATGATACACTGCCATTTCTGCACCAATAGCCAACATCTCAGGGTCTACACCTAAATTAAGTTGACCCAACTTAGAACGCATACGCTTCTTTAATTCTTCATAGCGTTCATTAGATACAAGACGCTTGCTGCCTTTATCCTCAATAGGATGCTGTACATTAACATCTCCCTCTGTTTTAACAGAAGAATATTCTGCAAACGGCTTTGTCTTGCGTTTACTGCTATCAATCCACTTTTTGAATTCTTCCTTGCTAACTTCTGTAATGTTGCCCAAGCCTTGCCATCCCTCTTCATAATTAGAAAGATATGCTTTTCTTGCGCTCTCCATATCAGAGAATCCGTACATTACCTTATGTTCATCGAAAGAACCGTCTTTATTTACCTGGTCTATAACAAAGACATTACCCTCTGTTGGATTATCTGACAAAAAGATGTCTATATGATCACCATCAACGCTTTCTGTACCTCGAATGTATCCGTAGGTGTTATGCATCTCGGTTTCCCATTCCTTGCCATTTGCATCCTTACCACGACGAACACTGCCCTTAGGCTGTTCAATAGTGACATTGAAGCCATCTACCTTAATATGACCTTTCTTGTAGTTACCAGCTTCTTTCTGTGCCTCAGTCGGATTGGTATCGACCTTTGCTTCCTCTTTTTTACGTGTACGCTTAGCTTTATCCTCTTCCGCTACACGTTCAGCCATTGCGAACAAATCTTCACCACTTGCAGGCTTTTCTAAATAATTGTCGACAATTTCTTGCTTTGTAGCAGAAGATTGCTTATCTTTGCCAACAGAAGGAGTGTTTTGAGGAGTTATTACCGAGCCCTTTGTCTCGCCCTCGGCTTTATCAGGGTGAACATAGTCCAAACCTTGCTTCTCAGCCGAAGAAGTAGTCGCATCTTTCGGAGTGCGCCAAATAACACTACCCTCCATCAAGAGCCGTAATATTCTGTTACGGCTTTTTTCTTGATTGGAAACAACGACTTCTTTCCCATCAACACTAACAGTTATTGATGTGAAATAGTAATAACGTGTTCCGTCAGACTTCCTGAAAGACTTTATAAAGATGAAAGAAGATGGTCGTTCTGTATGCGTTCCCTCCTTTGCTTTACTATTTTCTTCTACAATGGCATCTGGATATTCCAACGTTGGTTTTAGCATTCCCAATTTGCCATTACGACCTGCTCGCATAAGTTTTGCAAATTGGTTCTCACCCATTTTAACGTCACCAATAGGGGTGGAAACTATACCATCTCCTCCAAATTCTTTATCCCAATTTTCTATTGTTAACGGAATTTCTTGTGCTACATCTGCACCCAATTCCATTTGAGCTATAAAATCAGCAGCCTCCTTTTTCGTTAAATGTGAGTTTTCTGTTGCAACCTCTTCTTGGCTGCCTCCACTGCTTTGTCCACTTCCGCTTTTTCCAGTATCTCCTTCAGTTCCTCCTTGATTGGCTTCTGCCCCATCGATATCCTCACTTCGTCCTCTTGACGTAGCATCTCCATTGCTTCCTGTTCTCCCTTCTTGGCTTGCTGAATTATCGCCAGCCAATACATTGCTTCCTTGTTGTCCATTATATTCTATATTTAATGTTTCTTTGATTGCCTGTGCAAGTGAACGTGGCGTATTATCAGGCTGCCCGAACAGAGTTTCTTCTTGTGTGCCTTGTATAAGGTCGTACATCTTATTGAACGTACCCTGTATGAGTGACTGATTATCGCCTTTGTACATAGTCGCAAGCAATAATGCAAAGTTACTATATTTTTCTGCAGGAAGGTAACTTTCTCCTGTAACATCGTCAAAAGCAAGTTGTCTTCTCCATGCTTCAACTGCTATACGTGCATCTTTATGATTCTTTGCATTCATAAACATGCTATCATGTGACAGAGCATAATATGCCATGATAGAGTCCTGAATATCCCCTATCATACGTTCGCTTTGTGGACTGTCATAATCACGATATGCCGTTGCAAGAATTGCTTTCTGTGCTTTTGCTGGTAGTGTATTAAACATCTCCTCAAGCTGTGTATTACCACCTTCGAAGATACTCTGGTACATAATACCCTTGATATCGTTCTTTGCTTCTGCCGTAATGTTGCCTTTGCTATCAAATGCACTCTTATATTGTGTTGGACTAATTACTCCATTAGCATTTAGCCATTTCAAAGCGCTCACACCGTTGCTATCAACAAGCTCTGCAAAAGAGATATTCTCGTCATTAGCTCGCAAAAGAATGTTTGCAAAGTTCTTCATCTTGTCACCAAGTTTCTTAACAACATTCTTAGGCTTGATGCGTTCTGTACCTCCGCTTTCTGTATCACTTGCTACAAATTGACCTAATGAAATAGCCTCATCATCGTTCACATCGAGAATATTAACAAGTACAGGCTTATCCATTGCTGCAATGTCTTCTGGTCTTAAACCAAATGATTCTGCATGATCAATAAGATACTGCTTGTACTTATCGCCTTGTTCCTGATGATTATCCCACATCTCACGAAGCGCGGCACTTCGATTATTGCCCTGAATAACCTCTCCACGACTATTCACTGTTGGTGCTCCAGTATAAGCTGTAATGGACGATGTGATTTCTTCTGGGCGAATATTTGCCGCAATCTTGCGTGCTGCGCCTACACTTGCATCGTCTTTACGCTCTTTTGGTTGTGCCTCGTCGATGAAATGCTGTGGATTTCGTTGCCCATTCTTATGGCTTGGTTGTAACTGATTAGCTTCAATGATTGCAACGTGTCCTGTTGGGATGTTATTATCATCAAATTTAACCTGTACTTCTTTACCTTTCGTTGCGTTAATAGGCTCTTGTCTATCAACCTTATCTCCATTAACACGCCTGTATCCTCTTGCTCGTGCATCGGTTGCCTTATCCTCTACAAAGTCGGGTACACCATTAAGATTTTCACGCTTGATACGTTCTGCTTCTTCTTGCTCTACACGTTCTTTCTCTTCCTGTTCCTTACGTACACGTGCCACTTCATCAGCTTTGCGCTGTTCCTCTGCTTGTATTGCAGCTTCACGCATACGATTAACAGCAGCAATATTCCTCCAATGTGCAAGTGTTGCCTTTGCCTGTTCAATAACCGCAGCACGTTCTTTTTCTGCTGCAATCTTCTCGGCAATGCTGCCACCACTCTTTGCTTTGGTTTTTTCAGCCTTTTTTACACCAGCTTCCAAATCTGACACCATATCATCAGCAACAGTCTGTGCCATACTCGTGTCACCTTCCGTCTGCTCTACAATTGCATCCCACGCCGTTTCAGGTTCTGTCTGCTCATAAAGAGGCTGACCAGATTCGTCTTTAGGAATGCGCTCCAAAGCTGTTGTTTGCCGTTGTGGGGCTTCCGTTTCTGCAGACTTCTCTGTCTCTTCCTGCTGTTGTGGCTGCTGCGTTGTTGTGTTTTCTACAACATCTGTAGGTGCTTTAGTCATAGTGTCAAGTTCTTCAGCACTAAACAGATTTACTTTCTTACCATTAATAGGCTGCTCTGTGTAGACTTCAAACTTACCATCTTCATTCTCAGGGGCTGTTATACTTCCACGAACAGTATTTCCATTCTCATCAGAGAGCGTAACCTCATCGTTTATGCTGTAAGTATTATTAGTATTGGTAGTTGGTGCGTTCTCTACAACCTGCGTTGCTGCAACGGCTGCTCGACGTGCCTCATCAACCTGCTGCTGTACTTGTTCTTTTGGCAACAGAATAGGCTGCTGAGCTCCATCAATATCAACAAGCACCATTTCAGGATTAACCTGTCCTGTCTTTTCGTTTATTGCATCACCAATTATAGACAAAGAGTGTTGCGTACCATCTTCTTTGTCTATGATAGAATAGGTATCACCTTGCTTGAATTCTAATTTTCCGTCAATCTTATCAGCCTGCTGCTGTGCAAATGTCTGACGTATATTGTCTGCTGCAGCCTCTTTCTCCTCTTGCACATTAATAGGTGCATCCACCTTGAAGATTGCAGAAGGGTCTGCTGTTTCAAGTTCTCCAGTCTCGGCATCACGCAAGACAACGAAATCATCAGAATGTTCGTGATCAACACCACTACCATCAGGGAGCATTACAACATTACCATTGACAATATAGACTTGTCTATCATCAACTTTCATCGTTGCAGGGTGAATGGCGCCTGTATCAAGGTTAGTGCGCTGGTCTACCACAAGCTCGCTTTCGTGTACTTTTGTGTCAATATCATCTTTCACACGCTGAATCATGCCATTATAGGCTGCACGTGCATTGGCATAGTCGGTAAATGCTTGTAGCTGTTCGTCGTTAAACTCATCACTATGCTTCATGTAGGCTAAAGTTGACGCACCTCCATCTTTACCTATCATACTTTCAAGGGTATCTTCACCCCATCCAGTAGCTTTTGTCGCTTGTTTCTTCGCCTCGTCATAAAGAATAGCTGTATTGTTGAGTTCCTTTTCATCTTGCAAGTTATAGCCCATACTGTAGGCTTCGTCCATTGCGTTAAATTGACCCTCCAGCTTATTCTTTGTGTCTTGTGCGTTAACACCATGCACAACAGCAGTACGATATTGATATTGTAAGGCTGCAATCTTCTGAGAGTTTGACAAAGACTTATCACTGCCAATTTTCTCCATTACACTACCTATCTGCTTTTCATCAGCGTTATCAATAGCGTTCTTGTATTCATCCCAACGCTCACCAAAAACAGAACGTGCTTGTGCGTCTGCTTTGCGCTGCTCGTGTGGTGCCTTGTAGCGTTCTCTTGCATAACCTGCTGTGTTAACTCCGCTCATTATACCACTCATCAGAGCAACACTATAGAACGTATCAAGATTAATCTTTGGGTTGAACACTCCAGTGTGTGGGTCTGTGTCGAGTGTCATATCTCCATTGGTAACAGCGTTGTAGAGGTTGTTTGCAACCTCCTCAAAATATTCACCCGCCATTCCGTTCCACTTAGTTCTCTCTTGGAAGTTTTTCCATGTCTTCGCCCAATTAGATGAACTCATGTGCTCAAAAGCATCAACGACCTTTCCTAAACCAATCTTACGTGCACCACGACCAATAGCAGCATTTACCTTACCAACCCCAGGCAGATATTCGCCCCACATTTCAGAGATATTCTCAGCGTACTGACCATTGATAGCCTTAGCGAGTGCCTTTACATCACTATATTCCTTGTTTTGGAAGATGTAACCGCCCTTACCATCGGATTGCACATCGCCTGTCTTTCGATTGAGATAATCGCCTACTATCTTTGTTGGACTATACATACCTGTAACAACACCTGCTTCTACAGCATCCATACCCACTCGTGTTGCTCCCTTAGCAAGTCCTGTGACGGCTTTTGCTATTGCTCCTTTACCAAACTTCTGCAGTGCTCTCTTTGCAACAGTCTTAGCAACACTTGCAGCAGTTTCTTTGCCTACCCCAGAGGCTGGGTTTGTAGCCATTTGTGCCATGAAACCGATAGTACCGACAAGGTTCTGACCTGCTCCAAATGCACCGCCAAGTTTATCAGAGGCTTCTGATTGGACGTTATTGGCAATAGCTGCTGCATCAAGAAGCATCTTGTCTTTAGCGGTAGCTTTACCTTCTTCATAGTTCTTTGCTGCACGATAGAGATTTGCTGCATTGAATGTGTCAGTCATTCCAAAGTCGTATGTATTTACATCTGTCAAACCAGCCATGATACCACCATAGAGACGGCTTAGAGTACCAGCATCTCCATATCTATCTGCGTTATTCTTTGCAATCGCAGCTTTCGACAACATGCCAAGAGCAGAAAGCCCAGGCTTGGCACCTTCTGGAGTATACTGTAGGGCATTCCCTCGATTACTAAATCCTTCAAGCGCATCACTGACTGCACCCAAGAACGGATGTTCCTTTCTGAAAGCCTCTTTCTTTTTGTAATCTTCGTCAAAGGCATCATTTACACTCTCAACGGCATCTTTGTAGAGATTGTCAACCTTGGTTTTTTCACGTTGTGCCTCGATACCTGTCTGTACACTATCTCCGTATGCTTTTGCACGTGCCTCATCTGACGAAATCCCTACAAGAGGCTCTCCAGCCTCATTTGTAACGATGTTTCCATGCTCGTCACGTGCTACCGTTGGGGCAAACATGGAATGAACTACATCTCCATTTTCATCGTATGTCAATCCAGCGTCAACAGGGTTGCGTAATTCTTTCCCTGTTGCCTGCATGTAATCAATCTCGTCTTTCTTCTGTTGCATAACCTGCGGCATACCCAACTCTTTTGCCGCTTTCTTATCACCATGCACAGCATCATCAAAGGCTTTAGCGATTGTCGGTTTACCAAAACGTTTCTGTTCACGCTCTACACGCTTTGCCTTAGCTTCATTCCCTAACTGAATAGCACGCTGTACATGTGGGTTTGATGGAGTAGCACTACGCTTTGCCTGCTCTCCAAGAACTTCATTACGATGTTCCTCTGAAAGATTATAACCTACAGGCTTAGGCTTTAAGAAATCTGTTCCAGTGCCTTTTCCAAATGAGTCTGACAAAAGCGGCTTACTAACTTGCGGTGTGCTCTGTCGAGGATGTACACTTGGGCTTGGAGTTGGCTTTGCTGTTGGAGTAGGTGTTGGTTTTGGTGCAGCCTGCTTCTGAACAGGCGTATGCTCAAGCGAGAAAGCATGAAGTCCTTGCTTTCTCGCATTATCGAAATGCTGTAAAGGAATGTCATAATCGCCCTTCTGCGCATCACGCATACGGATAGTAGCACCCTTATATGCATCTGCATACGATTGAATACCGTACTTATCGACATTTTCCTTAGATACCTGATGTTCTTTGCCGTCAGCTGTTGTGATAGTGTATGTTACCTTATTTGGCATAATGTATTAATTTAACGGTGGTTTATTTGTTGTGGTTTGCTTTGCCGTAGGCTTTGTTCTGTTACGACGATAATTGTTTGCATTGAAACCTCCTGACGAAGTTGATTTAGACGGTGATGCGCTTGTCATTCCTAACACGCTACGAACTTCGCTATCCATAGAAGGGAAGTCCCCTATATTAGAAACAACAATTGCAGCAATTCCGTCTTTACTTTGCGTCTTCTCCAACTGTTCCGCTATAGCGTTGTAATGTTGAGCCGTCTTACGGTCACCTGCTTTACGATAACGTTCTGCGGCTACCTTTGCTTTTTTCACCATTGATGGTGCAAGAGAGGTAAGAGCGCCTTTCCTGTCTGCTGAATAGGCATAAATATTGCCATCTTTGAGTCTAATTGTCTCTTTTGCGCCTTTATCTTTACCTGTAACAGAGCCCTTAGTCGTGCCATCAGCATTGTGCGTTGCTCTAAAATGGCTTTCTGCTTGACTAATTCTTGCAGCGCCTTGTGCTTCACTTACTCTGTTATGACGGCCAGCTTCTGCTATCTGGGCACCTTTCAGTCCCTCGCTTGCCTTGTGTGCACGTTCTGTTTCCGCTAAGACTTTTCCTTTGTACTCCATACCTTGAGCAAACTGACTACCTCGCTGGTCATGGTCTTTTTGCCATTGGTCATCCTTGACGTTGTCACGATCTTTCTTGTATTGGATTTCTGCTGCGTCTTTCTTTTGGTTGTACAAATCTATACCAAGCTGGCGCATCCAATTTCTATCTTTATCCTTTCTTTCGTCGTCAGCCTGATTTGCAGCCATAAGATTTCTTATATATGCATTTTGCTGCGCATCTCTGTTTGCACGCAACTTTTCCCACTTATTTTCCGTCTTAGCAGATTGTGAGTTCTCATGCCTATACATATTAGGAGCATACTTTGTTGTGAAATAAAGATTAGATAGTGCTGATATACCGTCACTAATAGCAGAGAATACTTTCTCACGTTTCTCTTTCTTCCGTTCGTTAGCTAACTCTTCTTGTGTCGGAGGTTGATACGGACTGAGCTTTGTAAACATATCAGCATAAGACATACGTGCTGGCGTTGCAGTCTTTACAGGAGTTATTTTATCCTCCTCCTTAGCAGCTACACTCTGCTCTATATTTGAAACAGTTGGGGCTACAATAGAAGGAGCAGTGTTGTTACCGCTAATATTTCCTGCTTGAGTTGTCGGAACAGCCCCATTTTCCCTCAAGTGGGCATTCTCGGCTCTCTGCTGCGCTACTCCTGCAGCACCCAATGCTGTTTCCTTTTTCACTCCTATAGCTGGACTTGCAGGCTGTGGCGGCTGTGACATAGGGGCAGGCTTACCTAAAATATCATTTATAGCACTCATATTCTTCTCTCTGAATTAGAATGGAAGACTACCAGCAGCACCAGTAACACCTTGAACAGCTTGACCAATAGCGTTAGCCTTATTCTGCTCAATCTCGTTGAGCTGGTTGGTAAGGTCTGCATCACGCTGTTGGTACTGCTGCTCTATAGAATCCTTACGTTGCTCTGCATTAACCGCAATCTGCGAGGTTGCATCCGAAAGAGCCTTGTTGTTTGCCGCTTTAGCTGCAGCGACACTTTCTTCAGTGCCACCCATGACAGCTTGTGCCCCTACTGCTGCTTTGTTACGATTCTTAATACTTTCCTCTGTCATAGTTAAGATACGCTGAGCATCTGCACGCTGTGTTGCGTCCTCGTTATAACGTCTGTCAAACCAGTCTTGGTTGGCTTTTTTCTGCGCCTCTACATTGGCTTTCATCTTCCTCATTGCTTTTGATGCGCTGATACCTCCAAAAATACTACCTGCGGCACCAATTGCTGCTCCGATTAATCCCATATTGCGTTGTCTATTAAAAGTTATCTATTTTCTGCGAAAATAACACATTACTTTTGCATGGTTAGTTTAACTTTTAATACACCAAATAATATGACTACAGAAAAGAAGAAGAAGGGAGGACGACCTAAAGGAATAGCGAAGACAGGCGGTCGTGTTGCTGGAACGCCAAATAAAGTTTCGGGGAAAGTAAGAAGTATTCTTGCAAATGTCACTGGCAGTTACTATGACTCTGACTTATTTGAAAAAGACTTAGCAAGTCTTGAACCTAAAGAACGTATACAAGCAATGGAGAGGTTTACAGCTTACATTGCTCCAAAATTACAGGCAACAACCCTTGACGTTGCAACAGAGACTAAAAAGACCATCGAAGACAGGCTCATCGCTTTGTCTGGTGGAGCCAAATAGAATCTACAAAAAACTACTATAGAAACGCTTTTATTTAAATGTTGAATTAATTGAATTGATTTGTTTTAGTTAAAAGGGAATTGTTCGTGAGAATAGTCCCCTTTTTCTTTGTAACTAATTCAACAACAAATATTTACAAAACACTCCCTATATGTCGCACTTTGGTGTTTTTTACATCATTTACAATGCTCCCTATATGTCGCAGTTGTACCATTTTCTTGGCGTCGGGAAGATGGTTTTTATAGCAAAAAGTATTATTGTAAACGAACGTTAATTTATTTCTTCGGAAGAAATCCCACTTGAAACGCATTTCTTCGGAAGAAATCCCACTTGAAACGCATTTCTTCGGAAGAAATCCCACTTGAAACGCATTTCTTCGGAAGAAATCCCACTTAGAACGTATTTCTTCGGAAGAAAGTGCACAAAGTAAAGTAAAATAAATAATATACATCTACCGCGCGCGTATACGTACGCGAGGGACATATTCGTTTTGTTAATGAAAGTAAAAAGAAAACCTACAAAAGAAAGTCCTTCTGTAGGTTGAAAAGTGAATTAGAAACCTTTGCCTTTCATCCGCTCGTAAACAACAGATTGTTTCTTGTCTTGGTTTTCTATTTTGAAAATAACCATTGAACGATTGGGAATGTCATCAGGAAGCTGTTCGACAAGTTTTGCAATTACTTCGTCAACGTTGTTAAAACCGACATCAGTTATCTCGGCTAACTTACGTCCTTGAAAAAAAGCTTCTCCATGTACTTGGTAACGGTATGACAATTTAAAACGTTCTTCTTTAGGTTTTTGTTCTCGTCGTGACGGTTTATCAGAGAAGAAAATAAAATCAATGACCTTTTCGTTGAGTTCCCATGCAGGCGAGTAATCTGTCTTGATGTAGCCACGTGTTACCTTGTGAGCGCTACTATGATTCATTGCAAATGCAACTTCTTCAATACTTGCATTACAATCATTCTGTGCTATAGTTCCCCATGTGTGACGGAAAGTGTAAACAGAATAATCGTTATCTTTATCGATTCCCATAGCCTCGCAAAGGTGTCGAATACCAATGTTTACATTTGCACTGAAGCTGTCAGATGTCGTATGTCGTTTTGCAAAACAAAAAAGATGTTCATCATCTTCGTCAGTGCTTTTGTATTTCTCAAATAAAGGCTGCAAAATAGCTGGAACACGCATTTCCATATAAGCACCATCAGTGCGAAACATCTTAGTCTTTGCTCTCTGATAGTGAAGAATGTCATCGTAATAATCAGTCTTCTTCATGTGGAATAAATCAACCGTATTGATTCCTGCCAGGCAGATAACAATCATAGCAACATCACGTCCTAACTCTTCAAGTGGATGCGCCATCTTGCTCTCGGGAAGAGGGAAAAAGAAGAACTCTCGACATGCTTCGGGGCTTATAGCGAGCTTCTCTGGTCTATCCGCCTTTGGTATCTCAACGTTCATCCAAGGATTTGATTTAATTCTGATGAGATTATTATCGTAGTCGTTGTATTCTACAAGAGCAGCCTTAAAAACTTGACGAATACAAATAGGATACATCTCCTTCGCACGTTTTGTTGTTTCAAGAGATTTTATCCATTGATTAATAAACAAAGAAGTAAGTTCAGAGAACATGACTTTGGTTGTACCAGCAAAGCGTTCAAGATGTTGCAACGCAAGTTCGTAGTTACGTGCATTGCGCTGCTGCCCTCTGTCAACCATTCTGTCAATGTGCTTGTGTGCGTACTCGCTGAAACATAAATCAGAGTCCATTGTGCGTAAAAAATCAACCACTTGCTTCACTGTCCATCTTGATGTGTTCACCCTGTTAAGTCTATCGTTATACTCAATGATCAGACTTGAGCAATATTGTAAAACATATGGGTCGGTAATTTCGTTCGTCTTACTAAGCCCCTTACTTGTTACATACTTGCCAGTTGTAATATATCCGACCTTTACGCCTACGCCAACTCTGATGTATACCTGCCAGAAACCATCTTTGCGTGGTCTTCTGACTACCGCCTTAAATATTGCCATAATAGTTTGTTATTTTTGGTAAGTTGATGGTAAGTACTCCTTTACACACGTATTGTAAGTTTTGGTAAGTTTTACTATTCAAAAGTGCACACAAAGCGTGAAAAATGAACATTTCTTCCTTATGCAAATTAGGCGGGACACCTACGTAAACACGTGGTATACCGCCTAACATATTGAATTTTAGTAAATTACTACATTTCTTCAACCGCTGCCTGTGCCGCCGCAAGTCTTGCGATAGGCACGCGGAATGGAGAACAGCTAACGTAATTAAGACCTACACGATGGCAGAACTTAACAGAACTTGGCTCACC